AATCATGCAAAATTAATTGGTGCTCATTTAAGTGGTGTAAAATTACAAGGTGCATTTTTAAATGAAGCAAATTTAACTGATGCAGATTTATCAGGCAAATATTTAGAAGAAGTTGCAAATTTAACTGATGCATATTTAACTGATGCAAATTTAACTGATGCAATTTTAGAAGGTATAATTTTAAATCATGCAATTTTAAATCATGCAGATTTATTAAACGCAAAATTACAAGGTGCAGAATTACAACATGCAAAATTACAAGATGCATATTTACATCGTGCAGATTTACGAGGTGCAAACTTAGAACATGCGATCTTACATCGTGCAGATTTACGAGGTGCAAATTTTTATGGTGCAATTTTAGATGATGCAGATTTACGAGGTGCAGATTTACAATTTACACGTTTTAGTAATGTACAAGTAATTCGTACAAATCTAACTGGTGTAAATTTAGATGTTGTTGAAGATATTAGAGGTACTAATTTAGTTAATGCGATTGGTATTGAATCGGAAGAAGAGGAAGAGGAAGAAGAGGAAGAACAAGATCATATAAACGACAACATAAATCCATATCAAATTCATCAAGCGTTTACTCATATATTAAAAAAAAAAGATAGAATTATTGAATTATTATCAGGTAATGATCAAGGGAATTATGATATGTATTTTAATGATAATAAATCAAAATTTTCAAATGATATTGTTGAAAAACTATTATTATTATGTAGTACATCTGGTGATAAAGAGGTTACTATAAACAATTATGAGGGGCATACAAAAACAAATCATATACAAAATTTTTTAGTAACAATTATTAATAAATTTCAAAGATCAGATGTTAGACTAAATGCTAAAATGAAAGATGTAAATGGTGTAGAATATGATGTAACTATGAGAGATTTTTTAGTTGCTATATTCAAATTTATAAAACGACGAACACCTGATTTCAAACATAATTATATAAATTTTTTTATACAAGATTGTCTAACTGCTTATAATGGTCCAATTGGGGAAGGATCATTAAGTTGTGTGAATGGAATCTTAGAACGTTTTTTAACATCTATATCACAAACATTGATAGATGTAGATACCGAACAAAATGAAATTGATACAATTGAAAACTTGAATGAAATAAATGAAATAATAAGAAATACAAAAAATATGAAAAAAATATTAGAAGAATTTGCTGGTAAGTGTAATGAAGAGAGTACTGATAAAGAGTCATTTACAAAATGTATGATAGATACATACATAAAAGACTATAATGAAAATGAACCTATAGATGATATTACAAAATCAGAAATAGTTGCATACTGTGATATTCACGACATTATAGGTGGCAAAAAAAGAAAAACCAAAAAAAGAAGAAGTAAAAAAGGAAAAACAAACAAACAACAAACAAATTCAATAAAAATAAAAAAAACGAGAAGAAGTATATCTGCTACTAAATCTTCAAGTAAAGTTGGAAAGACACTTAAGAATAATATTAAAAAAGGTACTAAAAAATAAATCAATTGTATAATATTTATAGTAAATATTATATATTATTAAAAAAATTACAATAAAAAAAATTGAAACCTTTTTTTCATAAATGTATAATGTATAAATCATAATACTACCAACTATGCAATTCAATATTGAAAATTATTTAGACTCCCTACCTGAAGATATAGAATCAATAAATGTATCAAATAAAAATTTACACTATCTACCTAGTCTAAAAAGGTTTAAAAAATTACAAGAATTAAATTGTAATAATAATAATTTGACTTCTTTACCACCTTTGAATAAAAAATTAGCTTCATTATGGTGCACAAATAATAATTTGACTTCTTTACCAAATTTAAATAATAAGTTAAAATCTTTATATTGTGATAATAATAAATTGACTTCTCTACCAAATTTGAATAAAAATTTGGTAGAGATATATTGTAATGATAATAAATTAACATCTTTGCCAAAGTTGAATAAAAAATTAGAAATATTAGAATGTTCCAATAATCAATTGACATATTTACCAAAGTTGAATAAAAATTTAGAATATTTATTTTGTGATGATAACGAATTAACTTCTTTACCACATTTGACTGAAACAATATATGTATTAGTATTTGATAATAACCCAATTTGTAAAATAATAGACAATCCAACGCAAATAGAAAGTGAAATTGTAAATGAAGAATTAAAAATACAAATCCAAACATTTAATAATTTCCGATATTTATATTATTCTTTAAAATTTAAAAGCCGATTTAGAGAATGGTTATGGATGAAAGTAAGAGAACCTAAAATGATGAAAAAATATCATCCCAGTTATTTAATAGAAAATTTACATGAAGATACTGATTTAGATGAAGTATTAAATGAATGGTAATAACTATCCATTTGTCAATTGAAAAAACGATGATAATACAGATTTGTTTTTTTTTTCATATTCTAAAGAACGCAATTTATCAGTGTGTTGTTTTGCCAACATTTGTTGTTTCATTTGTTGTTCTTGTTCTAATAACATTCTTTCTGCTTGTGATTTTTCTATTGGTGTCATATTCATTGATCCACGTTCCTGTTGCAATTGATCTATTGAACCATATGTTTTTACTTTTGCAAAATCACGTTCTCCTACAGCAAATACTGTTTGATCTTTATGAACCTTTCTTAAATCATCATATTTTAATTTTCCAAAAGGATCACAAGACACATATTCATCGGAAATTTCATCATCATCATATAGATTACCGCCTCTTGAAGAATTCATACTTTCTACACCTTTATACCGAATTAATGATGCATTTTTCTCTTTTATATGATCAATCCCTCGATTTATACCCATAGATTCATCTACTACATATATTGGATCATTGTTCTTAAACCATGAGTTTCGTCCATCATCTATTTTTTTCGACATATTTTCTTCGAATAATTTATTGAATTTATTTTGAAACCCTTGAGAACCCATTTCTTTAACTGCCGACTGAATCTTTTTTGAAATCTGTTTTTCTGGTCCTATAGGTTCATATACAATCTCTGAATTAGGTACTTCAATAGATGTTTTAATTGAATTTTTATAATAATCAATCACAAACTCAAAGGCTTTTTTATAAAATATAAAATATTCGGGTGGTAATCTAGATTTATCAGGATGCATTTTGAGAACAGTCATTTTAGCCCTTTTTAATTCTTGTTCTCCAAAAGAAGGGGGTAATTGAAATAAATCCAGAATTTCTTGGAATGAATACATATGAATATTTAAATTATGAGTTGATGACATATATTATATTTTTACATTAATCTATATAAAAGAAAACGCTAAATATATATAATGATCTTCACAAATAATCAAGGAAATGTTACAGAAAAACCATCTGTTCTCGAAATACCTGAAAATGTGATTACTGAATTATCAAAAGAATCTTTTGTTAAACAGTTACAAGAGAATAATGGTGTTTTTATAATTAAATTTGGAGCAGAGTGGTGCGGGCCTTGTAAAAAAGTAGATCCGTTAATTTATGGTTGGATATCCAAAATTCAAGGTCCACATATTCAATGTGCTATTATTGATGTTGATGAATCTTTTGAAATATATGCTTTTTTGAAGAATAAAAAAATGGTGAATGGAATACCTGCTGTATTGTGTTATAAAAAGGGGAATATGACTCATGTTCCAGATGATTTTATTTCTGGATCAGATGAAAATCAAGTTAATTTATTTTTTCAAAGATGTTTACAATATGTTTCGGTTTGATTTACGTTTTGTTTTATTCTTTTTTGATTTTTTACCGCCTTTTATTTCTGTAGGTACTACTTTTTCTTCTTCTACAGGGGCTATATTTTCTTCTAAGACAGGTTCTTCTATAACAGGTTCTTCTATAACAGGTTCTTCTATAACAGGTTCTTCTATAACAGGTTCTTCTATAACTTCTTCTATGACAGGTTCTTCCGTAGGTACTATGACAGGTTCTTCTATTGATTGATCATCTGGGTTTGCAAAAGAATTTCCTTCACTATCATCCATAAATGTAACATAGGCTAAAATAATGGTTGTAACACCAATCATTCCATATGTAAATAATGGAATTCCATATAAACTTGACATTGATAATTCACTTGGACCATTTGTTGGCATTTCTATATATAATATTATATAAAATATTATATGTTATTTTTACCAATCATCCAATAACCAGTTTTTATATAACCCACCATTCAAAATATTAAATGGTTTGATTTCTCCATCTTGATATATAATTTTATTACCCTCTTCTATCTTAATATCATCATGTACATTATGTAATGATTCTAAATATCGCATTTTCTTTATATTTTCCAAATGTTTTGCTATATTTAATATATCAATCTTTTCTTCGATATTAGGGCGATCATCATTTCCAATTTTAATATCATTTTCCTTTTCAAGATTATACATTTTTGATTTATTGATATTTTGAATAGAAGAATAAAATAAATATATCCATGTTATAAACATCTATATATACTATTTTGATAATATTTATATAGTTTATTGAAACCATTTATGTGAATATTTTTCATAAGATCTAAAAATCAGCATTGAATTCAAATATATCCTTATCTATTGATTTATTTGCCAATGCATATTCTGAATTAGTTCTTTCGAAAAAGTTCACTTTTGATTCAACACTAATAAGTTCCATAAAATCAAATGGGTTTGCAGATTGATAAATCTTATCATATCCCAACTGAAGACATAATCTATCAGCTACAAATTCAATATATTGACTCATCAATTTTGAATTCATTCCAATCAATTTACATGGAATTGCTTCAATAATAAACTCTTTTTCAATTTCAACAGCTTCTTGAATAATTTCATAAACACGCTTTTTCTGAAGTTTCTTCTGAAGTTTCTTATAGAGAAGAACTGCAAATTCACAATGCATTGCCTCATCTCTACTAATTAATTCATTTGAAAATGTTAATCCTGGTAATAAACCACGCTTTTTAATCCAATAGATCGATGCAAAAGATGCAGAAAAAAATATTCCTTCAACAACTGCAAATGCAATCAAGCGAGCTGCAAAAGAACTACGATTATCATTAATCCATTTCTTTGCCCAAGTTGCCTTTTTTGCAATACATGGGAAATTTTCAAGAGCATTAAATAATCTATGTTGTTGTTCAGAATCTTTTATATATGTATCTATCATAGCACTATATGTTTGTGAATGTATATTTTCCATAGCTATCTGAAATCCATAAAATGCTCTTGCTTCAGCTAGTTGAACATCTGACATAAATCTAACTGCTAGATTTTCAGTAACAATTCCATCAGAAGCTGCAAAAAATGCTAAAATCATACTGAGAAAATAACGCTCATCGTCTGATAATTTTTGGTTCCAATCTGTCAAATCTTCTGAGAAGTCAATTTCTTCGGTTCTCCAAAAACAATCGACTTGCTTTTTATACATTTGCCAAATATCATTGTCTTTGATTGGAAACATCACGTATCTCGAGTCATTTGGTGTTAAAAGTGGATCAGAGGTTACAGCTACTTCAGTCATTCCTAAATAATATATAAGCTATATATTTATTTCCTTTTTTACAATTTAAATAATTTATACTGGGTTGCATCATTTTTATATTTGATACGCTTACAATAGCATGTGGATTGTGAGAAAATATATGAAATTGAATGTTTTTGGTGAATTGAACCACAAAAAAAATGATTGTTTATTATATATGCAATCTGTTAACCTTTGTGAATATAAAGATATGTTTGGAAAACCTAATACAGGATTAAGAAAATATCGTATTTTTGATATTTCAATTATGGATACTGTAGTTGTTTTGCTATTTGGTTATTTATTTTCAATCTATTCAGGATACCCTTTATTGCCAACTTTAGCTGTTCTATTTATTTCTGGGATTATTATTCATAGACTTTTTTGTGTTCGAACTAGGATTGATAGGCTCTTATTTCCAAATATATGAAAGTGATCATTTAGGAATTCATATAAGAAAAATATGAAGATAGAATATATAAATATGAATATTATGAAATTGTTTAAACAAAAGGATTTTTTAAATCCAAATTTAATTTATAATAGAACAGTTCTCTATTTTATTTTTATAATTGCCTTGACAAATTTATTTTTTTTATTTCAACAAAATGATATTTTTTCTGTAGCTATCTTCTTTTTAGTTGGATTTTTAACATCTTTTTTTAGTAAAAATATGGTTGTTATTATATGTATATGTATATTTTTCACAAATATTTTGAAATATGGATCAAAAGCAGCAAATCATGCAAGCATTGAAGGATTTGAGGAAGAATTTGAGGAAGGAAATATAGATATTGAAATGACTGATGTAAGTGGTTCTAAAATGGCGGCAAAGGATATGAATCCTGAAAAACCCGAATCATTTGATCAAGTAAATACAGAAAAAAAGACAAATACTAATACTATGGATGTATTAAATACCGAACAAGATAATTTGGAAAAACTTATGCAGAATCAAGATAAATTATTAGACAATATGAATAAGTATAAACCATTATTAGATACTATTCAAAAAATAACATCAAATATACAGGTTTTAAAAAATGATGCATAAATATTATATATGATAATATATAATAGCTTAATATATGGCAGGTTTTGTATCAGATGCATTTGCTGCAATAAATTTTGCCATAGGATTAGGTGGCAAAATAGCAACTCAATTAGGAAATGTTCAGAGAAAAATGGCAGAAGTCGAACAAAAAATACAGACAAAGCTACAAAAAACCAGAACGATTCGAAATGAAATGAAGAGAAAAGTTGATCATATTTTTTCAATGAAAAAAATATTTTATCTTATATCATCTGTATTATTAATAGGGAAATGTTTCTTTCAATTTGGAGATTTAGTTATAAATATATTTAAATGGTCATTTTCATTTACTGGATGGTTTTTTTCTAGATATATACCCTGGTTTTTACAATTTGTATCATGTACTTTTCAAAAAATAATGCATTTACCCAAATGTTTTATGTGGTATGGATTAGAAACTGCTGGATGGATTTTTTATTTACCTTTTAGATTCCTTTTTTGGTTATTAGATGAAATATTATTTTCAGGAGTATCTACTATAACTGATGCAGAACATACATTTTGGAAATATTTAGTTGAATTAGATAATACAATTCATGATGGATTAGGAACAGGTATACATATTGTTCATTTTCCAGATTCAGTTATAGAAACTTGTTATACATGTAAAATTGATGCTTATCCACCTGGACCACAATTTCCATATAATCAAATACAAAAATTCATAAAATGTGTTTTAACTCCTTTTTAACCATTCATTTAACGCCATATATGAAGTACCCTAAGAGGCACTATATATATATGTATTATTTGTATTATGAAGTGTAGGGTAAGAGTTAAAATAAACCTAATATATATATAAAATGGCAAAAAAATGTATTCCAGGGGTTATATGTATTGAAAATATGACTTTATTTTTTCTGTTTATATTTGTAATACTTATTGTTTATTTGTATTATACACTTATTGTAAAAATTCAAGTAATAGAAAAACAAGCAATATCAAAAAACAATACATATTCAAAAATACGTATTGATTCTCCATCTGTAATAATGGATCCATATGGACCTCCTTTAAGAAATGATGGTGCTTATTTTCCAAGAGATGCAGCTGAAATGCCAATCGTTATAGAAAAACGCGGAATTCCTGTGAATATTGAAACACGTGGATTATCTATGGATTATACACAATTAGGTATTTTAACAAAACAAAAAGGATCAGACCCACTTATTTTACCACTTATGGGCCGAAGATTAGTATCAGGTTTAGATAAATGGCAATATTATACAATTTCTAATACAGGTAATATGAATACTAAATTACCTATTTCTGTGAAAGGACGAAGTTGTTCTGGAGAATATGGTTGTGATAATATAAATAATGGAGATATGGTATATGTAGAAGGATATAATGATGTATTTAATGTGACTGTTTATGAAAATAGTCGATTTAATTATATTCCATTTATTTAGGATTATTGTGATAAATATTCTTTAGGTGTTGTATCACCTATTTGACTTTCATCATTATAAAATCGTTGTATATCTAAAATGTCAGCTACATTGTTTTCTTCATCAACATATTGGTCATAAATGAGCGATAAATCAATAGTCATTTTTTTAAATGATGAATCATCAATTGATAAATCATCAATTGATAAATCATCAAATGGATCATATTCGTTTTTACAAAATAACGAACAAATGTATGAAAAAAAATAAGTGCATGCCATTTATATATATAACGATTTATATAAAATTGAATAATTATTTTATATTTTTTTAAAATATAAAATAAAATATGGTTAAAGAAATAAAATACATTTATTTTCATAATGATACTGAACTACCATTAATGATTGATTCTTGGATAGATGGTTCCAATCTTTTATATTGTATGAAAATTGAATCTGGACAAAAATTGATTGTTCATAGCAGTGTTGGTGAATGGCATTTAAATATTATGTTTCCTAATAATGAAGACTATAATTTATGGGTTCAAAATGAACCAGAATTTACTAAATATCGATCTTCTATTCTTGGTAAATTTAGTTCTCGTCATTGTGCTTCTGGTGATTACTCATGGATGGAGTACGATGAACCATTTAATTGTGAATATACTAGAGTAGAACCTGATGATAATAATATTACTGAACTGATTTGGTAACTGTTACTTTATAACCGATAAATTGCCTTTTTTATATCCGAGAAATCACCTACGGCGATTTCAGGTTATATAAATCGGCAATTGAAAGGTTAAAAGGTGTATAAAATGAAGATATAAGACCTTTACGCACTATATATGATATTATTATTATTATTTAGAAAAGTATGTAATAAATTGTATACCTATATATAAAGTGAATATATTATGAAAAAAAACCATTTTTTAGATGCAATCTTACAAGACTATACATTTTTTTTTCCTATGAATCTAATAAAAGGTGGTGATAATAATTGTAGTCCAATAATAAAATTAGCAAATGATCTATCTAATAAATTAAAAACTTTTAATACACCTTGTACACCTTTATTAAAATTAGCAAATGGTTTATCAGATGAAATTAAAAATGGTATACAATCGACAGGACCAACAGGTGAAACAGGTCCTACTGGTGAAACAGGTCCTACTGGTGAAACAGGTCCTACTGGTGAAACAGGACCTACTGGTGAAACAGGACCTACTGGTGAAACAGGTCCTACTGGTGAAACAGTACCTACTGGTGAAACAGGACCTACTGGTGAAACAGGACCTACTGGTGAAACAGTACCTACTGGAACCATATCATCAGATGCTGATGATTGCTCATCTAAAAATGGTAAAGGAGAACTTATTTTAGGAATAAAAGGTAAAAAGAATGCAGTAAATATTTGTATAGAATCAAATAATATAGGACATATTGATCCTACTAATGATTTAAACATAAAAGATGATGATATTGAAATTTTTATTGAAAAACCCATTGATAACCGTCCATAAAATAGTTTTGATGTTTATATAATATACATTTACAAAGATAAATATACAAACTATATATATGGAATTTAATTTAGATAAATCAAATAATTCAGATATAATTAATTATTCTTATCAAATAAATACAATTTTTAAAGAAAATATAGAAAAAACAATTGAGAACGATCATTATATGAAATTGAGTTTCCCATCAAAATATCCAAATATTTCATCATCTATTTTAGATTCAAATTATAAAAGTAGTAATATTTACATTTCTAAAAAAATGCATTCTATTAAGGGAATTGATTTTGATGGAGAATTAATTATTGAACATATACCAATTACAAATGGTTTCACTAAATTTTATGCATGTATCCCTTTAAAAACTGTCACAGGATATCACACCATTATTGATGATTTAATAAAAAATAAACAAGCTGAAATAAATATCATGTCCCTTTTACCTACAACTTCTACAGGTATTCTATATTCCTCTAGTATTTTCTCTTTTGAAACCCCTTTTGCGAACAAGGTTCTCCTTTTTACAGAACCTATTTTAATAGGATCTTCATTTTCATCATTTGAGACAATTGATCTATTTAGTATTTTTTCACAAAATTATGATATTGTCACTATAAAAAAATATAATTCAATTGAAATCGAAGGGTTTCAAGAAGGACTTGAAACAACAGCCAATTTATATTGTCAACCAGTTGATATAAATGATGCAAGTAATAATGATATTTTGACGGTTGCATTACCAACTGGTAAACCATCTGATTATGATGGTACAAATCAAATGATGTCACTTACTCAAAATTTCATGGTTTTTTTTGTAATATTATTGGGTATTTTTGGATTAACACCATTTGCATATGATTTAATTATAGGTCTTATTAATGCAGCAAATAAATCACTTAATCAAAATTTAAAACCAAAGGATAAAGCTGGAATATTATTTGGATTTGATATTATGTTTTCTCTTATTTTCTTTTTAATATCAGTTTGTTTGATGTATCTTGGTATTAGTGATAATTCACCATCATTAATTAGTATTGGATTTTTTATGTTTTTATCTTTCGCATTTATATTCATTCGAGTACAATTATATAAATCTTTGGCATTTCCTGGAGGGTTTGTTGAGTTTATAAATGAAAAATTTTTAAGTACACAAACAGATAAATTATCAGATACAGATATAATAAGTCCAGATTTATATATGCTTATTATTGACCCGGCGAATACGATTATAGAAAGAGGACTAATATTTGTATTTTTTATTTTTGTAATGTTGTTTGCTGGATTAGCAGTGTATTTAAATTTAATGAATAACAGTAAAGTTGTTACATTAATAATAATGTTTATATCTATAGTTTTATCATTTATATTCGCTTATTATGCTGCAATATTTACTAAAAAAAAGGGAGAATCATCAGCAGATAATAGTAGAATATAATATCAATAATTGTGTATAAATAATAATATATTATTATTTATATTTTTGAATAATATTATCTAAACAAATAACGATGCACCAGTAATTCTTTCAGCTACAGGTTGGAAATTGCTACCACCATCAACTTTTATATGATTTTGCGAAGAAGGTGCCATCTGTAATATGACTTGTTCTTCTAATGTAGTTTGCATTGGAGGATTCATATTTACCATTTCATTTGTTCGCACTTGTTCACTTGGTGTATATTGCATCATTACATTTTGGCCCATTTTCAAAGAACTTCTACGTAATAATTCATAAGCAACAAATATGTAAATTACACCAATAACTGGGTGTGTGTAGAAAAATAAATAAAGGGTAATAATAAATATAGCTAATAAACTAAGAGGGGTATTAATAGAAGATACTAAAATTGTAGGAGTTTGTACTGGAAAAATTATATAAATAATAAATAGAACCAATAAGGCTATTTCTAAAGGACTCATTGTTCTTGTAAATTCCGATAATTTCATCTTATAATATATTATATTATATTATTTTTCATAAAATTGAAAAGATACTAAATTAAATATTAGTATGACAATAATATGAAACGTAGAATCTTCAAAAAGAAACCAGTAGACTCAACCTCTAAATTAGTAAAACCAACTATATTTAAAATCACTATTGAATACAAAGCAAATATTTTATTACATGCATATTTGGGTAAAAAAGGATATACTATTCCAAAGGCTGTATTAGATCCTGTAGATTTAATAGAGATTAAAGAGACACTTCTTTTAAAACCAATTATTCCTGGACCTCAATTTGGAGCTCAACAAGAACCTGCATTTCCTGTATATCGCGAAAATACTGCTAAAATATATATACCCCGGTTTTTCGGAATTGAACGATATGGGCTTCCTAATACATCTGAAATTGCAGAAGGCGAAACAATTGATGTTCCATTTGTGAAAGAACTACGAGATTATCAAAATAAAATTATAGATATTTATTTGGATCATTCAAAAAGTCCTATTGTTCAAGGATCAACACTTATGGGTAATGGAGCAATTCTTGAAGTTCCTTGTGGACGTGGTAAATGTCTAGGAAAGGACACGCCAATTCTAATGTTTGATGGTAGTATAAAAATGGTTCAAGATATTGTAGTAGGAGATTTACTCATGGGTGATGATTCTACACCTAGAACAATACTCACATTGGCTCGAGGAAAAGAAACAATGTATAAAGTAAATACGAAACATGGTGAAGGTTATATAGTGAATGAAAGTCATATTCTTTCTCTCAAATATAGATCAAAAGATGATGTACTAGATATTTCTGTTTTGGACTATTTGAATTTTTCAAATTCATATCATGAAGACAATGATCCTTTGTTAGGATATAGAGTTCCAATATTATTTGATGAAGTTCCTCTAGAAATTGATCCTTATTTATTTGGATATTGGTTAGGAGATGAAGATTTATCATTATCATTAGAGAACATAAATATTCTTATGGATTTTATAAGAAATAATAATATGTTTAATAATATATATATTCCTCATCATTATAAGTGTAATTCCAGAAAAAAACAATTGGCTTTATTGGCAGGTATTATTGATGCTGATGGTTATTATCACGATGGTTTTTATGAAATCACACTGCAAAATCAGAGTTTATTTGATGATATTATTTTCATAGCACGTTCACTTGGATTTGCAGCATATAAAAATCAGGAATATACAATCACTATTTGTGGAGTAGGATTAGAAGAAATACCAGTAAAATGTTATCGAAACCGGATACAAAAAATAGAACTTTGTCATGATGTATTAAAATATGTGATTTCTCTTGAAAAAATGGATGTTGATGATTATTATGGTTTTGAAATTGATGGAAATCGACGTTTCGTTCTTGGTGATTTTACTGTCACACATAATACTGTAATGGCATTGAAGATTATATCGGAAATAAAAAAGAAAACATTAATTCTAGTTCATAAAGAGTTCTTAATGAATCAATGGATTGAACGTATTGCAGAATTTCTTCCTTCAGCACGTATTGGTAAAATTCAAGGAACTGTTCAGGACATAGAAGGAAAGGATATCGTCATTGGAATGATTCAAACCATGTATAATCGAGAATTTGATTCTGATTTCTTCTCACCTTTTGGTCTTACTATAATAGATGAAGTACATAGAATTGGTAGTGAAGAATTCTCTAAAACACTATTTAAGACAATTACACCAAATATGCTTGGAATCTCAGCTACAGTTGAGCGAAAAGATAAGCTTACAAAACTTCTTTATATGTTTATTGGACCAAAAATTTATTCGGAAGATAGAAAAGATGATGATCTTGTGCAAGTAAGAGGAATTGAGTTTCAGAGTCCTGATCCAGCATATTCAACTATGGAATATGATTTTAGAGGAATGCCGAAATATAGTACTATGATTACAAAAATTTGTGAATTTGGGCATCGATCTGATTTTATTGTAAGAGTTGTGGATGATTTATTGAAAGAGAATCCTGAAAATCAAATCATGGTTTTGGCACATAATAGATCACTTCTTTCATATTTATTCGATGCAATTGAACATAAGATTGGTGAAGAAAGAGGTTCTGTTGGATTTTATGTTGGAGGTATGAAAGAGAAGGATTTGAAAATTACTGAAGGGAAACGTATTGTTTTGGCAACTTATGCAATGGCAGCAGAAGCACTTGATATCAAAACATTATCTACATTGGTGATGGCTACACCAAAAACGGATATTGAACAATCTGTAGGACGTATTTTGAGAGTAAAACATGCAAGTCCAATAGTTGTAGATATCATTGATTCTCACGATTTATTTAAGAATCAATGGAAAAGTCGAAAGACTTTTTATAGGAAATGTGGATATAAAATATTATATACAAATTCGACAAAATATAAGGGGTTTTTATATGATGGTGTGAATATTGATTGGTCAACTGATAAAGATTGGAAAATTGAATTTGAACCAAAATCAAAGGATGAAAAAAAGGAATATCAACCAAAAGAATCAACAGGAAAATGTTCTATAGATCTGCCTTTGGAATTTATTGAAGAATAAAAATATAATATAAATCTCTAATACTCAATTTTTTTTTCATATTTTGCCCAATTCTCAAAACTTTCTTTGGCATAATGTTCATGTATTTGTGTCATTTGAATTTTTCTTTCATTTATTGGTTTATTGATCTCATCATAAATGAATGAATCATCAAAACCTATATTAGATGCATCAGTTTTAGAGTTTCCATAAAAAACAGTAGTTAATCTTGACCAATATATAGCAGATAGGCACATTGGACATGGTTCACAACTGGTATATAATCGACAATCTGATAAATTGAAAGAGTTGATATTTTTACATGCATTTTCTATGGCTACCATTTCAGCATGAAGAGTAGGATTATTATTAAGTGTAACTCGATTTTGACCTCTACCAATAATATTATAATTGGCATCTGTAATGACACAACCAAATGGACCTCCACCTAATTCTACATTTTGTGTAGCTAAATCACATGCTTCCTTTATAAGTAATTCATCAGTTGATTGCATATACTTATTTTCTATAGTTCTTTTTAGATTTTTTATTTTTATATTTATTTTTCATTGTTCTTTTTTTAGATTTAGATTTTCCGCCTACTATGTTTGATTGATATGAATTTGCCTTATCTAAACTAGGTGAAAAAGGAGCTTGTAATATAGTAGAATTATCATTTAAAAAAGCAGAACCACCTGTCATTTTTGTATTGTCCAATGCTTTTGTTATTTTTTCTTTTTCAGTTGTATTTAATGCTGTTAATTTATCTTCATCTAAAACATTACATTCATATTTGGTTCCATCTTCTGATGCAAAACATACATATGGACGTTTGAATTTAATTCCAGTATTTTTAAGTTCATTTTCTAATACAGCAACTGGGGTTTCAACTACCGTATCAATAGGTGGTTTAGATTCTGGTTTAGATTCTGGTTTAGATTCTGGTTTAGATTCATTGATTTTTTTATTTATTGCAACTTTTTGGTCTTTTGATAATGCTATAAAAAGTGATGATTTTTTATTGTTTAATTCTTTTTTTAAATCATCTGGCATTATTTCATAATTAACAATAATTTCATTAAATGCTTTATCTGTTTTAAGTTTATCAATATTTCCAAAATCTTTAAACATATTTTCAGTTTTACGTAATGTATCAATTATTAATTTTGGTTTTCTTGACATTGCTGACATTATATAATCTATATCTATAAAATAATTCTATATTTGATAATCACCGACTAATTGACTAATATGTACAATTTTTCTAGACCCATCAACTTCCTTCAGTGGCAACCATTTTTTAAATTTAGGCATCCATTTACATTCTATTAATGCAGATTTTTTCAAATCTACATATTTATCAAATTCGACATTCTCAAAATCATCTTCATCATCTGATTCTTCGATAAAATCTATATTTATATTTTCCTTAATTTTCCTAAAAATATTATTCATAAAAACACTTGTTTTATAGTTAGAAATATAGGCAATTCCATAATAGATAAGTTCTTTTGAAGCTCCATAAGCATATAATCTATAAATATCAAATGAAATATCTGCTTTTATAACAAACACAGTTGGCAATTTATATTGTTGTTTATAATAATCAGGTTTATATGCTGGTTTTGTAAGCATTAGATCATCAATTGGTTTTGTAGAATTATTCGCACCTATTGTTTTCTTTGTTGGGAAAATATTTAAATATGGTACAACATCATGTAATGCACGATATTGAATATGATGAATAGGATAATAGGTTTGATAATTGCTAGGAATTTCATAAATGCATTCATAATCAACATTTTTTTTACATAATGGTTCCCATAATATAGGTAGTCGTATCATAAATGAATTGTTTGTCTTTTGTGTTTTAGTTGCATTATATTCATTGAAGAAATTTTCTAAAAATCCTAATTTTTCTCCAAAAAACAATCCCTTCATAGGAACACCCTTGTAAAAGAATATATCTTCAATTAAAAATATTCGCTCTGTGGATTTTTCTTCATTTGGCATGTAAAATGTTCCATAGAAAAGTGTTCCTAAAAACATAGATGGATCAATATTAAAAGAGGATCTATCAACCTTTCCAATTTTACGATCTTTATTTAATTCTAAAACAAAACATTGATTTTGTGAACCGAAAAATGAGAACCAGACAAAACACTTTTTTCCAACAGGAATTCCTAAACAGATATTATAAGAGGGTGGAACTTTCTTATGAGGGGTCGTTTCATAGGAAAGTTCTATTTGTGGAAATCTTTCTAATAGATGGTGCATTTCTCCTTGTGTAAGTGTGGTCATTTTTAATAATATATCTTTATGTTTTTAAATAATTTTTGAATTGATTTTATTAAAATTGGGTCATTGTTTCTTGTAAGAATTGTTCTAAATCATCTTTTAAATCTGTTTCATCATCTTCTATAGGAGTTATTTGTTTATTTTGTTGGAGTTTATCAATTATTGTTTTATATTTTTGTGTTTGAGAACCTAAAACATCTTTTACTTTTTTTTCACTATATGTTTCTTTCATGTATATCCATAAATAATGACCTATAATAATTATAAGAATAGAACAGATAATATTTATAAGAATCGATATCCACATATATGAGAATATAGATTTTTGATTGATTTTTCTTAACGAGTAGATCTTTTCTTTTGACTTTTTCTTGATTTTCTTGTCTTATTTTTACCTCCTGCTATTTTTATTCGAGAACCTCCATGTCTAATAGTCCCATGCATAATTCGTCCACCCATTTTCATAGTTGTTTTTTGCATTATATACTAGCCAAACATTATTCCTAAAATACATTGAAAAAACTGTTTAAAGATTTCATTATTACTATTAATAATAATATGACTACAGCTATTGTTATTGATAAAAAGGGTTCAATCAAAGAAATTACTATTAAAACATTTGATGAATCTGAATTGTATAAAAAGGCTGGATTTAAAACTAATGATGGTTTCTCTTGTGCTACTGAATGGGATATTGAAATAAAAGATAATAAATATACAATTTGTCTTTATGGTAAAACTGATGGACGTGCTGGACAAGAAAACAAATTTGAATTTCCTCCTCCAGTTGATAATACATTATTTTTTGGTTCATGTGTTCTTGTGAATCATAATTCTCAAGATAATACAAAAATTGATTCTCTTACAAAAGAAGAATGGAAAAATATTTATGAGGCTCTTTATGGAGGGTTTGAAGATGTCGGATCAGAAGATTCTGATGAGTCTGAAGATGAAGAAGATTTGACATTACCTAGAACAAAATCAGGATATGTGAAAGATGATTTTGTAGTGGATGATAATGTTGTTGAGTCTGAAATTGAATCTGAAGATGATAATTATGAGTCTGAAGATGAAGAATTACCAGTGATTACTCAAAAGAAAATTTCAAAGGTGGCAAAAAATAAGCCTGTTAAAATTGCTAAAAATAAGAAGAAGACAACTGTATTTGATATTATTGAAACTAGTACAGCAGATGACCCTACAACCTTTTTAGATTGTACTAGTGAATTAGTCGAAGAAGAATATGTCTAAATGATTGAAAGAATGAAAAAATAAAAAAATTGATACGAATAATAATATAAATGTTATATATTATTAATCATTATATATGCAGTTATTAACAAACCCTGCAGTTTTTCGCAAAAATTTTCAAAATAAATTAAATGAAATGATTAATAATGAAAATGTTGCGATCAATCTAGAAAAGGCCAGTTTTAATTATGCAATTAAAGAAGCAACACAGAGAAAAATAATAAAAAAATGGGAGAACCGACATTTCACACAATTATATATGGATCGTCTGCGAACTATTTTTATTAATCTCAAAGGATCAAAATGGATTGCACAATTACAATCAGGAGAATTAGATCCAAAAACATTTGCATTTATGACACATCATGAAATGAAACCAGAACGTTGGTCTAGTTTAATTCAACAGAAAATAAAAAGAGATGCATCACGTTTTGAAACAAATATTGAAGCATCAACAGATATGTTTACTTGTAAAAAGTGTAAATCAAAGAGATGTACATACTATGAATTACAGACTAGATCGGCTGACGAACCAGCTACTATTTTTATTAGTTGTTTGGATTGTGGAAAACATTGGAAGAGTTAACCCTTTCCCTAAACAAATAATTCATCTATTTTGGTGCCTCTACTAGGCACATTATAGATGGTCTTATTTTTTAGGAAACAGTTCCGACTTTATTGGACAAGTGACCCAATGGGTCACTTGTCCAAGTAAAGGGTTAATCCTTTTATTATTTTCATAAAAAAGATGTAAAACAAATCATAAAAATAATATACATATCATATCTGGAATAGGTTTTGATATTTTTTTTTCGGGTTTTATATATTGTAATGGTCTATTATCCTTTTGAAAAATCGAAATGATAAAAAATGGAATGGCTTTGAAATTCATACTATAATAATGAATCAATATATATTTATATTTTTTCATAATATTGTTTTCCTTCATCACTTTCCCAAACAATTTTTGGACCAGGGTTCTCAATATCATTATTATATTCATTATAAAGAATTGATTTTGATGTAGATCGTTCTAAATGTAATAGGTTATATAATGCAGTTAATCTTCTCCATAATGGTCTTAATTTCATTGACAATTTTCGACTATGAAATTTTAATGCCCATTCAAATTGTAATGCACATTGCCATGTAGGAAACCCAGCTATATGACATACTCGTTTCCATGTATATCCTTGACTCACTTTTATAGAAGTAGCATGAGCACCACCCTTGATTTCACCATTATGTTGTCTTAAACGATGATTTAGATCTACTGTTGCACCTACATATGTAGATCCTTCTTGACATTCTAATAAATATACGAAAAAAGATTGGTCTGTCATTATAATGTTCTCTTATATTTATACAGTTCTCCTAATTCTATAATATTTTTTGGCGAATGTATAAATACTCCAAAGGATTAATAATAAAAGTAGAATAGACATATACACTGAAAATTGATAGAAAATACTATATCCAGGTTCTACAGATTCATGTAATGAAAGAGATCGTAAAATAGGAACAAATATATATAATACTAAAATCACTTTTAAAACATTTGGAATAATATTAGATAACCAATTATTTTGGTTCTCAGTTATAGGAAATAATTGATAACATAATGGTTGATAATACATATATCTCCAACTAACATAATTATGATATACATCCCAATCAACAATATCTTTTTGATCTACTTTGAGAACCCGTTCTCTACATTTTCTACTATAAATAGCAGCATGCGTACCAATAGATGCTACAATACGATGTTCTCCAGTTATATCATAGGGAACTTGTAAAAATGGCAAACAACCTAATAAATACATGAAGTCAGTATTTGAGTTTGACTTTATAAATTTTGAAATGGAATCAATATGTTCTCTTTTTTGAATATCTAAATTCCAGAAAAAATCATCTTCAAGAATTAATATATTTGAAAGGTTATTTTCTTTTGCATGTTTGAAAATATGAAGATAAGAATCAATTAAATCTTCTGCTGCGAGTTGAATTAAACCTGTTTTTTTACATTTTCGATACCCTTTATTGTGAAGGATCCATACTCGATTTGTTGGATGGATTAGATCTAATTCATGATTAATTTGTGAAAGTCGATTATTTCCTTCTAAATGGATAATATAGGTTGCATCAATGATTGGGAAAATACCGTCGTTAAAAATACGTTCTTCAAATCGATAACAACTCATTATACTATTATATATTCATTAGAATATATACTAGTTTTAACTCTGTAATTGTAGAAATATCTCATTATTTTTTTCTTTGTGTTTTTTTACCCTTTTTTGTCTTCTTTTTTGTTGATTTTCGTTTTTGTTTTTTATCTTTTCCACCTAAAAACTTTGAAATTATATTAGTAACACCTCCAGGCAACCGTATTTCCCATATATTTATATTATTTTGTTCATCTACTATATTATATTTATTAAATTCTATATTATTAATTTCGCCAATATTTGATTTCAACGATTTAAATACAACTTTGTCATCAGTTTGGCTTACAAATTCATATAATTGTGGTTTATATTTTTTATCAGGTGTATCTGCTAAATACATCAATGCATCTTCATTTTGGATAACTATATATGATGCACCTTGTTGAAGTTCTCCAAAATCATGAACTTCTTTAACAAATGATCCATAAAATGTGTTAATGTAACCTGTTAACATTTTTCTTCCTATGACTTTTCCTTCCTTTATCTTTCCTTCCAATAATTCATTTCCTTCCAATAATTTATTTCCTTCCATGATTATATATAATTCTATTATAAAAATTTATAAAAGAATATAGAACTTTCTTTATTATAAATAGTAACAAACATGGAATATACAATTGATATTGAGAACATTCCGTCTGATATTAAAGTAAAAAAGTATACACCTAAATCATCGACATTTCAATATAAAGTATTAAGTTATGATCCGAAAAATGTTATTTATGACAATGATGAAAGTATATTTCGATCTGTTATTTTTTCAGAACCAGAAAATGAATTATTATGTTTTTCACATCCTCAATCTGTACCAACCCAAAATTTTCAATCAAAATATCCCATCATAAATGAAAATATTTATATTAATGAAATTATTGAAGGAACCATGATTCAATTATTTTATGATTCAAGAAAGGGGTCTTGGGAAATTGCAACAAAAGGGGCTATAGGAGGGGATTATTGGTTTTATAGAACTCAATATCCTGATTCAGGTATTCATGATTCTTTTTCACAAAAAACATTTCGATCCATGTTTCTTGATGTATTTCCACCATTAGAAACATTTGATAAGTTTCCTAAAACTTATTGTTATCAGTTTATATTACAACATCCAGATAACCATATTGTATTGAATCTTTTGAAACCATCTATTTATTTGGTCGGTGTGTATGAAATCTCTGGAAAAACTGCAAAGGTAGTTATGCCAACAACATATGAAACATGGGGTTGTTTTACTACTATCGAATCATTATTATTTCCTCGTCGATTTTCAGTAACATCATATGATGAAATAACCGAAAACTATTGTTCATGTCAATCAGATTATAAAATGATTGGTTGTATGATTACTCATTTAGAAACAGGAGAACGTATGGTAATTGAGAATCGAACATATAGTGAAGTTCGTGAACTGCGTGGAAATCACCCAAATTTACAATATCAATATTTATGTTTAAGACGAATGGATAAAGTAACTGATTTTTTGGGTTATTTTCCTCAATATAAGAAAATTTTCTATAAGTTTTACAAACAATATTGTAACTTTTTGACCAATCTTCATCAATCATATTTGACCTATTATATTCAAAAATCAGGGGTTAAAATTTCGAAAAAATATTTTCCTCTTATATATAGAATTCATCATATCATATATCTCCCATCATTGGCTCAAGGAGAAAAAAAAATAATGCGTCTTTCTGAAATTGCAAAATATGTGAAAGAAATGAATCCTAGTGAATTGATCCACTATTTAAATTATCATTTAGAAGAGAACATTGAAGAATTGAAAATCACAAATAAAGATTATGATATAGGTAGAATTATCGTATAAATGTTTCATTGCGAAATTCGTTTATATATAATAAAGTATTATTCGTATTTATAAATTGTAATAAAAATGAAATCCCGCTAATCATAAGTGCAGTTATAAAAAATTTAAACCATAATAATGAATCACGTATTTGATTATTTATATAAATATCATTTGCTGGAATAACAATGGGTTCTATTTGATGATCTTCTGAATTTTTTATACAATATAATTTTTTAGCCCTTTCTTTAGTAATAACAGATAAAATTAAAATTAATTCACAAGTATCTCTACAAATAGGACAATTATCATTTTCTTGAATATGTCGTAAAATACAATGATCACAAAATGCATGATGACATGATGTAATCACCATTTCATCAATATTAAATTCTTCAAAACAAATAGGACATTCTTGTAATCTATTGCAAATATCTAGTTCTAATAATTTATTAATCATTTTTTTCCTACATTTATATGGTTTATATGTAAAATAATTCATTAACCATCGAAGTTCGAATGTAGTACATGTCTCTAAATAATTTCGATTTTTCATATATTTTATTAATTGCAATCCTTTATGACAATATGGAAAATAATGTAATTCTCTACAATAGCTACATGATATTACCATATTAGTAATGCTTATTACTAATATATTTAAATATATAAAAAATGATATATGATCGAATACATAATTATTGTTTATAATATAAACTAGATAATTTACTCAAATTTTGTATATATTTCATAGCCATTTCTTTATTTACATCACTTAATTCACTTAGTGGTTGTCTCAAAGTATTGATTACATCAATTACATGATTTGAATTTGACATATGTTTAACATCTTCTTGATAATCTTTATTAAAGAAAAAATCAATATTTCCATTTGTAATGACATCTGAATATTTTAATGTAACATAATTATTCCAACAGCGAATAACAATAACTGGATTAGCTTGTTTTAATAATGCAAGAGCTTCTTTTGCATCCTTGATCTCCTTTTTCTCTGGAAAAATGTGAATAATATCATCTAAAAATTCAAATAAATGAGTATTAAACCCTTTTAACATTGTTGATTTTATTGTATTTGACATTTATTTATTTTGTTAAGTAATTTTTATATTGTTTTTATGACTTATTTTTATATTTTTCAAATATATTGATTGGTGATTCTATAGAAAGAGTTACGTCCTTGAATATTTAAATATTTGTTACTACTCTTTTGATGAGGTATAACTATTTATTTATAAAAAAAAAATTGAACACTTTTTTTTTAAATAATATATTTGAACTAACTATCAATCTGATTTAAATATGACAACAATCGTGCAACAACAAGATGATCACTTTGACAAATTTGCGGAAGTAATCGAAAATCATTTAAAGAAAAACGCAACATTTCATTTTCGGCCAATGCAAATTGATGGTATCAATATTTACATTGTATTATACAGCAAGTATAATCTTTTGAATGTAGAGGCTATTTATATTAATTGTAAAGTAAAAATAAATGGAATACTTATCAAACAAAAATACTCATTATATCATTGTAAATACACAACAATCAAAGAGGCATTACAAAAAGCACAAAAAATAAAAGCTGAATATCGTATTTATGACGGCGAATTAGTATGCCAAAATGAATATAGCCATTTGAAACTGGAAGAACAAATAATACCTTATTCAGATGATGAATGTTGTGTTGTTTGTTATGAAAACACATCTGATATTACTGAATGCAAACACCCTATTTGTTTAGGATGTCGTGAGAAATGCATCCTACAAGATCAACCTGACTGTCCTGTTTGTCGTTCTCAAAATACATTACCATTTTATACCAATCGGGCTGGTCTGGTAAATAATGATAAATATGGAGTTGTCAAACTGGCTATTCATTCAGAAAAGAAAAATAAACCCAATATAATGATTCCATCGATGGAAAGTAATTTTTCGGATGATGATAGCGAATCTGAGAGTGATAATGAATCTGAGAGTAGTGAGAATGAGAGATTTAGGGAAGGTAATGACGCGATGGCTTATTATGGGAGAATGAACAGAGAACATTTGCGTTTGAGTCAAACTCAACTAAATGACGGAGAAGAAATGCATTTGAATGAAATACCGATTGTTGTAGAAGACCATGAAGATAGTGAAATTGATGAAATATCAGAATTTCTTGGTAACATATAGATTTATATCGTAGTAAAAGACCTCCAAAAATAGTCATAAAGGAATAGTTATGACTATTCCTTTATGATACACTGAAAAAATTTTTTACATTCTTTTTTTACACCTTTCAAATGCCGATTATATATTATAATAAAGGTGATTTATCGGTGAAAAGTAACAGTTACCTAAATATTAAAATGTGTAAACAGAAGAACCTTGGGACTTTTATTCAAAATGCTTATTAAGTTTATTATAACTATCTAAATTATTTATTTTACATATTTTATGTGTATCTCCAGATGGTATATGACAACCGTTTGATTTGGTACAAACGTCCAAACACTCATCCATTTTTTTTACCCATTTTATAGATTTTACATTTATAATTTTGTTATTATCTACTTTAATATATGTTTGATTATTTTCCATTATAAAGAAATATGATATTATAGCTTTATATTGATTTTGTCCCAGTTTACACCGATGAAGATTTGAAATGGGCGTTCCATTCAATTCATTTATCGGTAACTGTTGCCCTTGAATCTCTAGTGGGACGCCTGAAGGCGTCCCATTATAAATCTTCAATGGTGTAAATCTTCGAGGGTTTAAAACCCAAATGGTGTTACTGGAGCTCCAGTACTTATATCCTTATCTCTTTTTTGTGTTAAATTATCAATAGTTACCGACTGATCAATCTTATCTGGTCGGTAAGTATCTGGTGGTGTAGGAATAGAATATACAGATTCATCAACTGAAGTATAATTATACATCGGACGACGACCACCAACACCTTTTGCACTTAATTCATCTGGTGTTAAATCATAAAGAGTATATTGTTCTGACATTATATTTAAATTCCCTGTAGTACTAGTCAAACTAATACCAATAGGTTCTCCATTAAGCATAGTAGCTTCCTTCATTTTTGATAACAAAGCAGGTTCAAAATATGTTATAATTTCAGCACCAAATAATGCACTATAATTACGTTTTACAACTAATAAAGCTGGTACACTATGAATATTAGGAGGTAACATAATTTTCTTTCCATTTTCCATTTGGATATGCACATGTCCTGTTTTAGGATCAATCGACCGTTTATCAATGCAAATTGAATTTATTTTATCAATGAGACCAGCTTTACTAATATATTGCACAACCTTTTGTGAATTAGGGCAAAAATTACTATAATATAGTATATCCATTATATTATAGTTTTGAAAAATTTATTATTTTAATTACGCATTTTTATAACCTTTAATATTCAAGGGTCTAAATCGTTTTTGAACACATGGTATACAAAAGACGATTTTGGAAATAAAAAATGAAATATCCTAAACTAACCAACATAATTTGAATATAAAATTCAGAATCCTTCTTTTTGGTAACACCAAACCATATTCCTGTAATAACTGATAAGACCAAGAAGATAAAACCTATAACAGATAAGAAATAGAAATATAAGCACAAATCGTGGTTTTGGAAAGGTGTGAAAAGATCAAAATTTGTCATTTATATAGATATGCTTATATATTTTTTATTAATCAAAATGTTTGTAAAAATAAACATTCCTAAAAAAGAATTTATAGAAATTTAATAAAGATGTATATTATAGATTTATATATGAAGGGCACATTAGATGATTCTATCTTATGGAAAATTATTGATTCATATTTTAATGGTAATCCACAATGTTTAGTAAGACATCACCAAGAATCGTATAATGATTTTTTTACAAAGGGTATTTATAAGATTTTAAAGGAAACTAATCCAATTAGAATACAGACTGACTATGATATTCGGCTACCTCGTTATGATAATGAAAAGAATCAATTAAATAGTGATCTTGGGTTGGGTGAATATAGAAGTCAGGCAAATTTATATATAGGTGGTAAAGATGGACGACGACTTTATTTTGGAAAACCTGTTATTTATGATGGAGATCGTGAACATTATATGTATCCAAATGAAGCTAGACTTCGAAATATGACTTATGCTATGACCATTCATTATGATATAGAAATCGAATATATTGATATTTTACGTGATAATGAGATTGCTAAAGTTATTGGTGGTGAAACAAATGATGATTCTGATGATGAAGATCAAATCTTTAAGACAAATTTTAAAGAAGAAAAAGGAGAAGACATTGAAGATGCTATAAGTGGTGGAGCACCAAAGGCAGTAAATCGATTAAAAAAACTGGTTGAGAAAAAAGATAAATTTACTCCATCTGAAGTTTCACAAATTCGGAGAAAAACAACGGAATCAATGATTACAGATAATATTCAAAAAAGAACTGTCCTTCTTGAAAAAATATATCTAGGTAAATTCCCGATTATGGTCCAATCCGATTTTTGCATTTTATCTGGTTTATCTAAAGAAGTCAGATTTCAAATGGGTGAATGCCGTAATGATTTGGGAGGTTATTTTATTATTGATGGTAAGGAAAAAACTATTGTTCCACAGGAAAAATTTGGGGATAATATGTTATATATCCGAAAATCACCTGATGATAAATATCTTTATTCAGCTGAAATAAGATCTGTATCTGAAATTGTTTCAAAACCTATGAGAACATTATCTGTTAAAATTGTAGCACCTTCATCAACACATTCGAATCTCAATATTGTAGTAAATATTCCTAATGTACGAAAACCAGTGCCTGTTTTTATCGTATTTCGTGCATTGGGTATTTTGTCAGACAAAGATATTATAACTGCATGTCTTTATGATCTTGAAAAATATAATTCTATGCTTGATTATTTCATTCCTTCAGTTCATGATGCAGCTGGATTTATGACACAAAGATCTGCTATTCAGTATATTTCGGTATTAACAAAGGGTAAATCAGTAAAATCTGTTCTTGAAATTTTGTCAGATTATTTCCTTCCCCATATTGGAGAAATCAATTATTATCAAAAAGCATATTATTTAGGACACATTGTAAATCGTTTGTTAAAAGTATATACTGGAATAGAAGAAGAAACAAATCGTGATAATTATAAATATAAACGTTTGGAAACATCAGGATCTCTTCTTTCTGATCTTTTTCGCGAATATTATATCATGCAACAGAGAAAAATACATTTAACACTAGAAAAACGTCTTTATTACAATCGAGAAATATATGAAAAGAATTTGGAACTTTTGGTTGAAGAGAACCGAAATGTATTTTCTGAACGCTTGGTAGATGAAGGATTTCGTAAAGGGTTCAAAGGTAATTGGGGTGCACAACCTCACACAAAACGTGTAGGTATTATTCAGGATTTGAATAGACTTTCACATAATACAATGATGACTCATTTAAGAAAAACCAATTTACATATGGATACAGGTGCAAAAGTCATTGGACCACGTCTTCTCCATGCATCTCAATGGGGTTATTTTGATCCTATTGATACTCCAGATGGAGCTAATATTGGTATGCATAAGCATTTGGCTATATCTACCTATATTACAAAAGGCATATCAAGAGAACCAGTTCTCAAATGGTTGAGAGAAAAGGTAAAACTACGGTTTATTGAAGAATGTTCACCAATACAACTTTCACAAATCACCAAAGTATTTGTCAATGGATTCTGGGCAGGTATGGTAGATGATCCAATTTCTACAGTTGAGTATTTTAAAATATTTCGCCGAAATGCATTATTACCTATATATTTAAGTATTTCATTCGATATTCGACAAAATACAATAAATATATATTGTGATGAAGGACGTTATACAAGACCTATTTTTTATAAAGATGGTGAACATTTCTTTTTTGAAAGAGAACAATCTGACATAATAAAGAAATTAGATTCAAATGATTTTTCTTGGGAGGAACTTGTTTGTGGATTTAACAAAATGAAAAAGGATATTTCATTTGATATTAAGGAACTACAACTATATGAACTACATGAACTATATGAAGATGTTGGAAATGAGACAAATCCTTTTAAAATAAAAAGATTTATTGAGAACAAAGCTATTATTGATTTTGTAGATACAAGCGAATCTGAAAATATGCTTATAGCATTAAATGAAGATAAATTGAATGATGTTGTAAAAAAATATACGCATTTAGAAATTCATGAATCATTCATGTTTGGTATGATGTGTAATTTAATTAGTTTCCCAGAAAATAATCCTGCAACACGTAATTCATTTTCTTGTGGTCAAAGTGCACAGGCAGTTTCAATGTATCATACAAATCATCAAGTCCGAATGGATAAAGCCGCTGTTGTATTAAATAATACACAAATTCCTTTAACAAAATCACGATATATGCAATATATAAATGGTGAGGAAAACTGTTATGGAGAAAATGCAATTGTAGCTGTCATGTGTTTTACCGGTTATAATGTTGAAGATGCTATGCTTATTAATGAAGGTGCATTAAATAGAGGTCTTTTCCGTACAACATATTATACTACATATGACCTACATGAAGAGAAAACACAAACTGATAATGGTATAACTGAATCACACTTTATGAATATCGAATCTTGTCCAAATGTAATTGGAACTAAACCTGGATATCATTATGATAAATTAGATAAATATGGATTAGTCAAAGAAGGTACAGAAGTACATGATAAAATGGTTCTTATTGGAATGACAACAGTTACTGATCCAAAATCAGGTATACATGAAGATCAATCAAAAACACCGAAGAAAGGTCAGCTTGGTATCGTAGATAAATCCTTTATGACAGATGGTGAAGAAGGTGAAAGAATTGCAAAAGTCCGTGTTCGCGAAATACGTATTCCTACAATTGGTGATAAAATGGCATCACGAAATGGTCAAAAAGGTACTATTGGATTAGTTGTAAAAGAGGCTGATATGCCATTTACACGTGATGGTATTCGCCCTGATATTATTATTAATCCACATGCTTTACCTACACGTATGACTATTGGACAATTTGTAGAATGTATAATTGGTAAGGCATGTGTCATGACAGGAAACTTTGGAGATTGTACAGCATTTAATAATAAAGGGACAAAAATTGGTGAGTTTGGTGAGATTTTATCAAAAAATGGATATCATTCTAGTGGTAATGAGATTTTATATAATGGCATGACAGGAGAACAAATAGAAACTGAGATTTTCATTGGACCTACTTATTATATGCGATTGAAACATATGGTTAAGGATAAAGTAAATTATCGTGCTTTAGGACCTAGATCAAATTTAACTCGTCAGACTGTTGGTGGTAGAGCGAATGATGGTGGTCTGCGTATAGGTGAGATGGAACGTGATTCAATTATTGCACATGGAGCAGCTGCATTTTTAACCGAATCAATGATGGAACGTGGTGATAAATACTATATGACTATTTGTAATAAAACTGGTATGATTGCAATTTATAATCCTGATAAAAATATATTTTTAAGTCCAATGGCAGATGGACCTATTCGATATGTTGGGTCATTGGCAGAAGATAATATGAGAATTGAACACATTACTAAATTTGGTCGAAGTTTTAGTATTATATGCATTCCTTATACATTGAAATTATTAATTCAAGAACTACAATGTATTAATGTTCAAATGCGAATTGTAACAGATGATAATATTGATCAAATAACAAACATGACTTTTTCAAAAAATATTGATCAATTAAGTCAACAAAAAGATGTTGAAATTCCACAAATGGTAGATATGTTAAAACGTAAATTGAGAGAACACCAACGCATGAAGGATAGAGATATAACATCAGATACATCTATTCCTGAAATAGAATATCCAACTCCAGAATATCCTAAGGGTTCACCAGAATATGCTACAGGTTCTCCAATAGATGAAGAATCACTTAATGAATTGATGAAAATACAAAGAGAAAATAGAAAATCAGATTCAAGTCCTGAATGGAATCCAAGAACACCAGAAACAAGTCCTGAATTGGAAGAATCAATAAGAGGGGGGGAACCAAATGAATTTACTGTTGGACAAAATGTAATGTTGCGAGGTGGAAATTCTCATGATATATGGACAATTGTTGATAATAACCCACCATATTATACAATTCAAAATAATACACCTCCTTCTGTAGAAAATTTTAGAGATTCTATTGAAGTGGTTACAAAGGATGATATTTATCCAGCTAATTATGTAATACCACAACAACAATATATGGAACAACCTAATTTTAATCAACCATTGTTAAACCAACCAACATATAATCCATATCAACAACCTTTACAAATCAATATTGTTTCAGGAAATAATAGTTCTATTCAAGGAGAACCTAATTCATCTTCCATGATGAAAGGAGGCAATAATAACAATAATATTGTAACTGATCATATTGAACCGGTTCCAAATGTTGGAATAGTTCGTCAACCAAAAGAACAAGAACCACAACCAATACCACAACCACAAACACCACGTGAAGAAAAATCAAATTCTATTTTTGATTTTACAAAAAGTTTTTTTATTAAGAAAATGGAATAAAATTGAAACAAACAAATTAAATACATCATTATAATATAAATTAATTATGAGCAATCGAATTCTTAGCATTTATACATCCCGTAATACTATTCTATCTTTTGTAAAAGAGCTAGGATATGATATTAAAAACTATGAAGAATTTAGTATTAATGAAATTGATACAATGAATCAGAATGAACAATTAGATATGCTTCTTACTAGAGAATCAGATGGACGTAAAATATATATAAAATATTTGATTCATGTGAAACAAGTAAGAAAGGAAAATTTAGATCAACTTATTGAAGATTTATATGATATTGAAATGATGTTAACAAAAAATGATACATTGGTTATTATTACCAATGATGAACCAAATGACACTATTCAACAAAAAATAACATATCTTTATGATCATAGTAATATCTTTGTTGTGATGCATCATATAAAACGACTACAATATAACATTTTAGAACATGCATTAGTTCCTAAGGCACATATTTTAGAAGAAAAAGAAGTCGAAGACTTAAAAACAAAATATCATTTAAAATCAAGTGCTCAGCTTCCTGAAATTTCAAGATTTGATCCACAAGCATTAGCTCTTTGTCTAAGACCTGGTCAAATAATTAAATTAGATAGAAAAAGTGATACTGCCATGACTTATCCATATTATCGTGTATGTGTATGATAAAAATATATAAAAATATAATATATGCCAGTACTAGGTTACTATAGCCCAAATGATTCAATTCTAGTAAGTGCTATCATTGATGGTGACAAAAATTGTAATGTATCAGAATTATCACAATGTCCAAATGTACAAGCTGCTTTATCTACACACAATACTTTAGTAAATCAGTTACAAACTACTACTTCAAAGAATAATACTAGTGAAAAACTTTATACAGATTCAAATGTTTTTTATTCAACGCAATATATTCAATTATGGAATATGGCTGGTGGAATTTTGATAGCAGGTGTTGCAATCTATTTTTTAGTAAAACAAAAAAAATAATATAGTAGATTATAATATAGTTTTATATATGCAAAATGATCTAAGTCTTAATCCTTTTTTGCGAAAGCAATTTATTATTAATAATTCAACTGGAGCACAATCATCGATGCCATCCACTTATACTGGTAACTCAAAATGTCCAACATTCAATACCAATATTGCTTCTATTACATACATTGGTAAAAATGGTGAAATGAATGTTATCGATATTCAAAAAAATATTTCAGAAAAATTAAGTGTATTTTTACAAGATAGTGCTATTGCAAAAAGATGTGATACTGAGTCAAGATATGTTCTTTCTTCCACCACCAAAGTTATAACAGACCCAGTTACATGCTGTGCAAATTCTACGATATTATCTAATTCAAATTGCACAAAATTTAAAAACTTTTATAATACTGAAAGTTATATATATAATCCAACACCTATTGATAAACGTCTTACTATTTCCGATTTTGTATATAAAGATCAAACACTAAATCCAAAATCTCTATGTCAACAAATGAATGATATTAGCGGATTAATTCATGATTTCACTAGTGTTGTATTGAAAAAAATTGATGAACAATTACAAGATTGGAGTGGGAATTATGTACCACTTGAAAAATTACAAAATGATTATAATGAAATGATTCAAATGAGAAATACAATTGATGGTCAATTACAAGAATTATTACATAAAGAAAATACAGATCTACAACAAAATAAACTGCGATTAGATTCTACAGTTTACACAACAGTTTTATGGACAGTTTTAGCAACATCAGTTTTATACTATGCTTTCATAAAAATATAATTATATTATATATTATATAATATGATTAAAATAACAGATACAACAAAAATATCAGATATTCATGAAGATGAACAACAATTAATGTATGGAAAATATAATATACAAAAATTTGTACCTAATCAATCATTATCAAATATAACAAATACCAATATAAATATCAGTCAGTCAAATCAATTTCAAAGAAATAATCCAGCTAATAAAATACAAGGAAGACATTCTTCACAATCATGCAGTTTAAATGCAACTATTTATGCTGCAAATACATTATTCAATGAATTACAAATGATTAATAATAATAAAATTACTAAGGTAAAAGGATTAGCATATACTATAGATAATAAACAAGGAAATTCAATTGATTTCTCTTCACCCACAACAGCATTAAATGGAATTACACGTACAAGCAATAATAGAATTGTGTGGGTAGGATATTTTTGTCCAGATAAAAAAGGTACATATACATTTACTGCAAAAAATATGGACATATGGATAGGTGATTATGCTTTGCGATTATATAATGATGCAAATAAAGATATTTCAGCATATCGAACATCATATGATTATCAAGTAAATGATATTGATTTTTCAAGAAAATATATTCCAATCCGAATGATTTATACTGGAAATGATTCGCAATACAATTTTACATTTTCATGTTCATATAATTCAACCATCATTTCTATTGAAAACAATTTTGTTACTCTTTATAATGGTTATAATATTTATTATACCAATCAAGTTTTTTTCTCTGCAGTAAAAAATGATTATACAGGGAGTGATAACAATTTCGATTTTTACATTTATGGAAAATCAATTGATCTTGATGGGAAAACAGTTAGTCTAGATAATACTCAAATAATAAATGACAATACATCTATCACTCAACAAATGGGACTTATAAAATATACATATTATAGTGATAATTATAAAACAATAAATATTGCAAAGGGAGATCCAAAAACAAATCGAATCATTTTAACAGATCCATTAAACAAAAATTTTTTATTATCTGATAAAAATTCATTATTTAGTTATGATCAACGTGTTAATTTTAATACATATCCATCATCATTTCCATTAAACCCTACTACAGAAGATGATGATATAAATGGTACAAGAGATGAATGTAAAAATGGTTGTTCTGGTAATGCTTCATGTAAAGGATATTATTATTCAACAGATAAAGATCAATTTTCATATTGTACTACTGTTGATAATCAAAATAATTTAACTTATTTACCACAACAACCTAACAGTAATTTAATATCTTCAACATTATATACAAAAAATCCATCTATTGTATCAACTGAAAATAAAAATACTTCTTTTAAAATAGTAGATAATTTACCTGGATATACTACTGCAATTATGCCTTATGAAAGTTATGATGATAATTCAATTCCATCAAAGACAAATATAGCAATATTAAATAATGCAAAAAAACAAATAAGTAATCAATTAAAAAGAGAAGGATTAGAAGATCGTATTGGTAATCCAGTACCATTAAATAGTAATAAACATAAACAAATTATAAATTCGGATACAAATTCAAACGTTAATCATTTGGGACAAACATATTTTGATACAACAATGAACACAGGATTACCAGCAGATAGGACAAAATCACTTATTTTTCGATATCCATTGAATAGTACAAGTATGAAAACAAATATGTCTGCTTACAATAGTATAAAAAGTTCGGCGATTATTCCAACATCTACTGTACCATTAAAAAATGGATCTACTGTTATGAAATGTAAGACTAATGAAAATATTAAATTACCCAATTTTCAAATATCGAACAAATATTTAACAAATTCAAAAGCTGTTTCCATGTCTTTAGATTTTAATTTGAATATCACTACTAAAAATACACTTCAAAAATGGGATTTATTTAATTATAGTGGTTCTAACACTTGGTTAAGAATATTTGTAACAGGTGCATATAATAATTACACACTTTTCTGTGATGTAAAATCAATAAATGATACTGTTGGTCGCGTATTTCAATGTTCTTTTTCTCAATATTGTGCAATCAATAAATGGAATAATATTCTTGCGATTTTTACTCCAGATAATAAATTCAAAATATTATTAAATAATAAACAAGCTATTGGAAATGATTTAGTTTTTCCAATATTTACAGCATTTAATAATAATGTAATTGGTTCAAATTCAATCCTATATTTAGGTGAATGGGGATGGAAATGGTACCCACAATGGAAATGGCAATATATACGTTATCGTTGGGGATGGTGGAGTTGGTGGTATGGTAGATGGGTATGGTCTGGTGACTGGAATTTTACTCCATATCCATCTGGGTTTACTGATAATTGTTTGTTTTCTGAATTCCGAATATATAATGAAGACATTACAAAAAATTCAGCAATAGTAATACCACATATAGAAAATTTTTCTAACATGAATATAAATACAATGCAATCATCTTTATTTGAAGGATTTGATGATCCATATTTGATTGATGTTTCTAACACAATCCATCCAAAGATGGATTTATTAAAACAAACAACAGATTGGAATAGTCAATATACAACTACTTTAAATAAACAAACATTAGATTTATCTAATCATTTATATGATTATTATAAATTACAAAAAATACAAACTGAAAGACAAAATAACAATGATAAAATAAATCCAAATGTGAAAAATGGTATTACCTATAAAATAGATGCAACAGGAAATATAGTACCAATAAATGACAATCCTACAATGGATGTTATTCAAGATGATTTAAACCAAATAATATTACAACAAAATACATTATACATTACAGGAACACTTGCATGTGCAACATTAATAATTGCAGCAATTGTGATTGGTCGTAAATAATAACCTTTAGAAATGCAAAATAAATAATATATATAATAATATATATTATGTCTACACCATATTATACAGTAGCTTCAAATACATTAAATGCTGTAAATGATCCATGTGGAAATTTTATTCCAGGAGTAACGGGGTTTATTGCCAATTTAAATGAAATGAATGATAATTTAAATAAATATAACAATTACATACAAGATGCAAATGTCCAACAATCTCAAGTAGATGGTATTATACAAAAAGAAACTAATAGAATTACACAACAACAAACATCATTAATTAATGCTACGCAAGGAAAAAAACGTATTATTAATTTAAATGATAGTTATCGAAAAAAATATACTCAATATTTAAAATTATTAATTGCTATTGTAGCTACATTACTTGCTGTATGGTTAATAAAAATATTAGATAAAAGATTCGGTGATATGCTCCCTTCTTTTCTATATTATCTCTTTGATATTTTAACTATTTTAGTCATTTCTTTTGGCGTCATTTATTGTTATTTGGTATATTCTGATATTGGACGTCATGATCCATTGAACTATGACCAATTATATATAGCACCACCACCTAATGCAAAACCTGTTACATCTGGAAATGCTTTACCAAATGATGGAACTAGTATAAATGGTGGAGATTTATTAGGAAATAATGCTGGTTGCAGTGGTCAATCTTGTTGTGGATCAGATACAAAATGGGATTCTACTAGTTTAAAATGCATTAAACAAGGATTTACTACAATGGGTCAAATGGGTCCAAATGCATTTAGTCCATCTGAAGTTACTGAATATACTTCTATAAATTAACCTTCTATAATATATATATATATATGTCAACAATACCTCTTTCTCAATTAAATGAATGGAACCAAAAATTACAAAAAAATCTGAACGATATTTTTCCTGCAACAAATTTTCAAAAATCAAATTATCAAAGTCAGACTACTCATATGATGTTATCTGTATATAAATATCTATTTTGGATATATATTTCATTGAGTATTATCTTAATTGGTTGCATTTTTATGTATACGACAGCAAGTAGATATATCAAGGTTCTCATATCATTATTAGTTATTGGTTTCCCATTTTATATTTATAAAACAGAACAATATATTTATGCAGGGTTATCTTTCATTTATTCTTTATTTACATCAACTATTTATTCGAATATTTATTTGAATCATTATTGAATCATTATTGTATGATACTTATAATATCATTATATTATAACTATATGAATCTAGAAAAAATTCCTATTAGATATATTCCAAAAAATCTTTCATATAAAGATACAAAATTGCAACATAACCTTTTAGAAAAATCAAAAAAATTATACAAAAAACATAAATTCTATACAAGAAAACAAAAAATCAAATCATTCAAATCGAAACCTTCTCATCATGTTCGAAATGCAAAAAAAATATATAAAATCGATACTATATCTCCATCAAAAGAACTATCGGAAAAAACAGGTTGTTCTCTTGAATCTCTTCAGAAAATTGTAAATAAAGGTGAAGGTGCTTATTATTCATCTGGATCTCGACCTAATCAGACACCACAATCTTGGGGAATAGCACGTTTAGCAAGTTCTATTACAGGTCAAAAAGCTGCTGCGGTAGATTATGATATTTTAGAAAAAGGATGTAATAAAAAGAAGTTGACTTTTAAATATGCAAAAATGGCCAAAAAAAAATATGGATTTGGTCATGGAACTAGTAAAAAAAGATGGATTTAACTCTTTACACCCTTGAATATTTTTAACCCTTTATTTTGAGTAAATGGTTAACCCATTTGAATTCTTTATCGATTTAAAACAATTCATCTACTTCATCATCATCTGGAACCGTTGATTTAGCCTCATAATTAATACATATTCCATTCCATACAGAATCAATGCTATTCCCAAATCGTTTGTCTAATTGAGAATGCACTTCTTTAGGATTTGGTCCACGAGTTCCATAATTTGATTCATGCCATAATTTAAATTCTGTATTCATTTCCGTCTTTTTCAATTTAGATCCAGGAACTTGAACAATGCGTTCATCTACAAACTGACTAATAACATCCTGCTTCTTTTTATATTCATTGCTCTCCTTAATTACCGTTTCACAATCAGCAACAACACCTTTTGTTTGTAATACACGTTCAACTAACATAGACAAATATACTGTCTTCCATGTATCGAATTTTTCATCAATGGTTGAATCTACTTGATACTGATATGGTTTATGTGGATCTCCTTCTACTGGATTTTCTGTAAAGAGTGACATGAAAGGAACCACACGAATACGACGCCATGTTCCATGATCCTGAGCTCTTATCTCCGGCAAAACATTTGCACAAACTACTAATTTAAATTGAGGAACAAATTTAACTGGATCAGGTTGATATGGTGCTCTAGCCTGAATAGTATCAAAACCACTAGTAAACTCTTTAAGAATACCTTCATTTAATACATCACCCATCTTAGGTTCAGACATGACAGCATAACGACATCCTTTTAAACAAGCAATCTCAGGAGCTAATCCACCAATTCCAACACGACGTTGTGTTACAACTGCAGTCAATGGCATATCTCCTTTATATTCTCCTAATGTCTTTGTCATTAATGTTATTAACACTGATTTTCCATTTCGACCTCCACCAATATAATTATTGAATGTTTGGTTTACTGCTGTTCCTACTAATGTTGAAGCAAGATGATCCCACATATATTGTTTAAGTTCTTCTATTGGAAATAATTTTTTCATAAAATCATGAATTTCAGATTCTGTCGTCTTGGTTTTGTCAGAAAGAGATACATAATTGATATTTGTACATTTTGAAATATAATCTTCTGGTTTTCCATCTCTAAAAATACCCTCTTTGAAATCCCAAACACCATTTGTGCAACACAATAAATATGGATTCGTATCAAGCATTTTATAGAAATTGGCATCATAAAATAGATCCTTTGCCTCTGTCATAATATTTTTTTTATCACTTGTGCAACCTAATCTAGTATATATAGCAGCTGCCTTTTTTGCACGTTTTCCTAATGTATCAATTCTTGGATCACCTTCTGCCATTTCATCTGCTGCTGCGGTAATTTGATTTGCTTTTTTAGCATATAATTGCCGTACTTCATTTGAGATTGCCATTCGTAATGTTGTTCCTGAATCAATTTCACTATACCTATGATTCGTATATTGATACCATTGGTTACCTTTAATACTTGCACAAATAAACTGATCCTTCTTTAATTGATATAATACAGTTGCAATATCATAATCAGTAGCACCACTTGGTTTTTTATCAGAAACAGAATCTTCTGTTAATCCAGTCTGAATGGTTTGTTCTATGTAAAAATCAATACTATTTTCACGAATTTCTTTGAATTTCTTTGGAGCATCCATTTTAACCCAATACATAATCGATCGCATGGTAAGTCCATTAGATTCGCGTTGTTTTAATTTATTCCATTGGTCCAACATATCACCAATTGAGCTCCAATCAAATGTACTTGCCTGAGCACTAAATGCAAGCCAAACTATAAAAAGAGAATGATCGATATTTCTTAGAGCACAACCGACTGCAAACCATTTACTATAAGAACCACTTTCATAATACTCTGATGGTAATGCCATAGTATAATCATTTACTTCAATCAATTTATAATTTTCTGATGTAATTGAATCTAGAAATGCTTTATGACATTCATTTAAATCATCTTTATTTCGTATCATTAAAATAGATTGTTGATTATATGAAAATGAATTTGTTGTTCCACCTGTTGATTTTTTTTTAGTTCCATTCATTGGTCCATTTGGATTTTTTATTTCGTTATATTTTTCAGCATATTCGGTTGTCAAAAATGGTTCGTAGTGATCTTTATATCTCGCAGATAATAAATATACATTTTTCATCATATCGAATGATTCTACTGGTTCTCTTACAATACTGAATTCGCCATCAGTAGAATCATATGTTGCATTATATATGTGTGATAGTTTATATGTATCATGTTCTGGTTTACAAGAACCAATTAATTGCCAATTTGTAGTTCCTGCTGAAATTCCATCATCAAATACTGAGGACCAATCATTGATTATATTTAATTGATTGGCCCAACATTCTTCGATTTTTGGCATTACTTCTTTACGAATGATCGACTGTATAATATGGTCACAAGAAATACTAATAATCATATGGATTCCATCTTTGGTTAAATTTTTATCTTTGATGCGGTTTATAGTAGCTTTTTGGAAAAGATAAAATGTAATTGTGCATTGATCATCTAGTTGAAACACTTTCCTAAAGGTTGATAGATAAATCTCAACTAAATCATTCAAATGATCTTCTGTATATTGACGATCAGTAACATCATAACTATGACGTAAATCAATATCAACTAATAATGGACCTTTTTCCATTTGTGCTTCTGTTAAATGCTCCATTTTTCCTTTTTGAAAAACTTCTTGCGAATATAATTTCAAAAATTCTGGATATTCAGAATCATCAATAAAATAATTACCCCCATAATTGCCTGTTTTTTTATTAGGCATTCTCGTATTTGTTGATTTTCGGGGGTCATCTTTTTTTAAAACATGATTCTTTAAAAAGGAGGATAATGAAGTATATTTTGACGACTTTGATAGTATTTCATGCTTTATGGTATTATTTTCTACTGTTGTCATTATATTTATTATATAGTAGAAATATACTTTTATACTCTTGATAGTATTCAAATTTTGGTGATCATTCCCTTCAATTTTTTGATTTTTTAATTATTTTGCTGCATAATATATTTTACATTATTTATTTGATACATTATAACTGTGTAAAAATCACCTTATTTATTTTTATATAAATAAAATTCTTGGCAAGTTTTTTATTTTTGGAGGATAATATAATATTTTTTTAGGTCAATTGAAAAATGTTATGTATATATATATCCAAATATGTCGCGTTCTATCCGTACATTAACTAGTAGAACAGCAAATAAATTGAATCAGTCAAATAATCGACTACAAGAATTTGTTATTCCTCCAATTACTACAGGAAATTTAAACATTTCAAATAATTTGACTATATCTGGACATGCATCAGTAGGTTCTTTAGATATTAGTGGTCAAGAAATTACTAGTGGAGGTGGAGGTGGAGGTGGAGCTGGTTCAACTGGTTCAACTGGTCCGCAAGGGGAACAAGGCGTAACAGGTTTTAAAGGTTCAACTGGACCTCAAGGCATTCAAGGTATTCAAGGTATTCAAGGTATTCAAGGCACTATAGGACCTACTGGAATATCTGGTGATAAATTTTTAACAATGTCTAATATTAATACAACTAATCTTATAAAAGATGGAAGTTTGAATATAATTGTAGATATAAATTTAACATATATTCAAGGAAGTAGTATTTTAGTTGTTGATACAAATAATCGAAATAATAAATTCGAAGGATTTGTTTATTCTTATAATAAACTTACCGGAAATATGGTAATATATAACATTTGTAATATAGTTGGTAGTTTTTCAGGAATTGTTCAATGTTATGTTAATTTAGATGGTATTGATGGACCTACTGGTTGGACAGGACCAACAGGACCGAGAGGACCTACAGGACCTACAGGAATATCCGGTGATAGATATTTAACAATGTCTAATATTGATACATCTAATCTCATAAAAGATGGAAGTTTGAATTTTATTTCTGGAATAAACTTGGCATATGTTCAAGGAAATAGTGTTTTAATTGTTGATACAAATAACCGAAACAATAAGTTTGAAGGGTTTGTTTATTCTTATAATCGAGACACTGGTAGTATGATAGTGTATAATATATGTAATATAGTTGGTAGTTTTACAGGAATTGTTTCATGCTTTGTCAATTTAGATGGTATTGATGGTCCTACAGGTTGGACAGGACCTACTGGTACAAGAGGAACTACTGGATCTACTGGCCCTACTGGTCAAACAGGCAAAACAGGACCTACAGGATCTACTGGATCTACAGGTTTTACAGGATTTACAGGAACTACAGGAACTACAGGAACTACAGGAACTACAGGAACTACAGGAACTACTGGAATGACTGGAAATACAGGACCTACAGGACCTACAGGATCAACCGGTGATGCAGGATCTACTGGATCAACAGGACCTACTGGACAACCTGGACAATCTGGGCAACCTGGACAACCTGGACCTACTGGGTCTATAGGTAATGTAGGCCAAACAGGACCTACTGGGTCTATAGGTAATGTAGGCCAAACAGGACCTACTGGGTCTAGAGGATCTACAGGACAACCTGGACCTACTGGATCAACAGGTGATGTAGGCCAAACAGGACCTACTGGATCAACAGGTATAACAGGTACTACAGGATCTACTGGATCAACCGGTGATGCAGGATCTACTGGATCAACAGGTATAACAGGTACTACAGGATCTACTGGATCAACCGGTGATGCAGGATCTACTGGATCAACAGGACCTACTGGACAACCTGGACAACCTGGACAACCTGGACCTACTGGGTCTATAGGTAATGTAGGCCAAACAGGACCTACTGGGTCTACAGGATCTACAGGACAACCAGGACCTACTGGATCAACCGGTGATGCAGGATCTACTGGATCAACAGGTACTACCGGACCTACTGGTACAACAGGAATAACAGGATCTACAGGTACAACAGGACCTACTGGAACTATTGGTTGCACAGGACCTACAGGAGTATCTGGTGACAAATATTTAACAATGTCTAATATTGATACAACAACTCTTATTAAAGATGGAAGTTTGAATATTGTTGTAGATACAAAACTAGCATATGTTCAAGGAAGTAGTATTTTGATTGTTGATACAAATAACCGAAACAATAAATTTGAAGGATTTGTTTATTCATATGATCGAGATACTGGAGATATGACAATATATGATATATGTAATATAGTTGGCAGTTTTTCTGGAATTGTTCAATGTTATGTTAATTTAGATGGTATTGATGGACCTACAGGTTGGACTGGATCTACTGGACCACAAGGTCTTACAGGACCTACAGGAGTATCTGGTGACAAATATTTAACAATGTCTAATATTGATACATCAACTCTCATTAAAGATGGAAGTTTGAATATAATAGTTGATACAAAATTAGCATATGTTCAAGGAAGTAGTATTTTGATTGTTGATACAAATAACAGAAACAATAAGTTCGAAGGATTTGTTTATTCTTATGATCGAGATACTGGAGATATGACAATATATGATATATGTAATATAGTTGGCAGTTTTTCTGGAATTATTTCATGTTATATCAATTTAGATGGTATTGATGGACCTACAGGTTGGACCGGACCCACTGGTTCTATAGGTCCTATGGGTGATATGGGATTTACTGGATCTACAGGTCCAACAGGACCTACTGGTGCAAGTAATAATATTGTGTATAATATATCAAACAATGGTGCAGGTAATTATATTATTAACGGTGCGAGTAATGCTACACTCAATTTAATAAGAGGATTGAGATATACTTTTTCTGTCAATGCGTTAGGACATCCTTTTTGGATACAGACCACGTCCATACAATACAACTCTGCTAATGTATATAATAATGGAATAACTAACAATGGTGTTCAAAATGGTGACTTAACATTTCAAGTAGGATTTGATGCCCCCTCTATACTTTTCTATATGTGTCAATTCCATCCTTCTATGAATGGAATAATTAATATATCAGATATTGGTCCTACTGGATCTACGGGATCTACGGGATCTACAGGTGATATGGGACTTACAGGACCTACAGGTGATATGGGTGATATGGGATCTACAGGATCTACTGGATCTACTGGATCTACAGGATCTACTGGATCTACAGGATCTACAGGACCTACAGGTGATATGGGACTTACAGGACCTACTGGTGATATTGGACTTACAGGACCTACTGGTGATATGGGACTTACAGGACCTACAGGTGATATGGGACTTACAGGACCTACTGGTGATATGGGACTTACAGGACCTACTGGTGATATGGGACTTACAGGACCTACAGGACCTACTGGTGATATGGGACCTACAGGACCTACAGGACCTACTGGTGATATGGGACTTACAGGACCTACAGGGTCTACAGGTGATATGGGACTTACAGGACCTACAGGGTCTACAGGTGATATGGGACTTACAGGACCTACAGGGTCTACAGGTGATATGGGACTTACAGGCCAAACAGGACCTACTGGTTCTATGGGACTTACAGGACCTACAGGGTCTACAGGTGATATGGGACTTACAGGCCAAACAGGACCTACTGGTTCTATGGGAGTTACAGGACCTACAGGGTCTACAGGTGATATGGGACTTACAGGACCTACAGGACCTACTGGTGATATGGGACTTACAGGACATACTGGGTCTACAGGTGATATGGGACTTACAGGACCTACAGGGTCTACAGGTGATATGGGACTTACAGGCCAAACAGGACCTACTGGTTCTATGGGATTTACAGGACAAACAGGACCTACAGGACCTATAGGACCTACAGGACTTACAGGACCTACAGGACATATAGGACTTACAGGACCTACAGGCACTACAGGAACTACAGGAATAACTGGAACTACTGGTACAACTGGAACTACTGGATCTACAGGCCCTGTAGGACCCATACAAATGCTAGGAAATGTAGCAACTGTAGATATAATTTATGGTAATGATAGCACTGCATCTGTTGGTGGTTCTCCATATAGTACTATAGAAGCAGCTTTACTTGATGTTTCATCGGGACAAACCATCAATATTCTTCCAGGAGCTTATAATTTAACTTCTGGAATTACAATTCCAAATGGAATTTCTATTCGTGGAATGAGTGTACAAACATGTACTATTCAAATGTTAAATGTAACAACTGATACCACACTTATAACTATGGGAAGCGATTCTAGAATAGAAGATATTACACTTAAGCTTACATCAACTGGACATCATACATTGAAAGGTATTGTATTTGGAGGAACAACAACAGCAAATGCAAAATTGCGTACAACAGTTCTTACTGTTAATAATTCATCTGCATCTACTGGTGGATCATCGAATGTTATAGGTGTCGAATGTAATGGAACTGGTACATTAGGATCTGGCAGTTTTTCATTTAATTCATTGAAAGGATCTACTATAAATGTTTATTCAAATGGAGGTGGCAATAAAAGGGGTGTTTTAATTAGTAATACAAACATTGTAACTACACGTGATTTAAATATTTATGTTGCTCAACCTAGTTCTACCAGTTCGACTGGTTCATATGTTGGTGTTGAAACAGCAGATACGAACAATATTGGCTCTATACAGTTGCGATCTACGACAATAGGAACAGTTACACCAACTACTGGACAAACATATACAGCAAGTGATATTCTTCAAACAAATCCTACAAATATTACAAATCCTACATTTTTAGCATCACCTGGAGTTCAAATAGGTCCTGGAACAGATTTGATTACAAAAACAGCTGGTGGAAAAGGATTTACTACATTTTGTTATCCAGTAATTTTGAATTATGGATTAAAAGGTACTATACGAAGTGCAGCGAGTGGATATTTATGGACAGGAACACAAGCTATTTCAAATAATAATTTCCCAGATACGTCGAGTCCTCCTGCATATTTCTTTATTCAACAACCTGCAATAATATCAGGATTATCTTTCACTGTAAATACTGCACCAGGATCAACCAATACATTAACATTGGTTGTTCGATATACACCAATTTCTACAGGAATTACAATAGACACACCATTTACATCAACAATTACTGGGTCAGAAACATCTGGATCTTTTTATAATGGTTCTGTAACATTAAATACAGGTGATAAAATTCATTTATATTTAAGTTATACAAGTGGAGCTCCAAATAATAACGCAACTGATCTTACAGCACAAATTGATTTGTATTAGTAATTTATACACTCTTGAATATTTAAGGGCAACTGTTACTGATAAATCAATTATAAATGTTCATTGGTTTATAAAAAATTGATCAAAAAAGAAAAGATATAATAATATAATATACTATATTATTATGCGATTCTGTGAAAAATGCGAGAATATGTATTATATTTCTATTGATAAGGAAGATACAAATAAATTAACATATTATTGTCGTAATTGTGGTCATATTGATGATTTAATTGCAACTGAAGGACTTTGTGTTTTACAAACAAATTTTAAGCAAAATGAACAAAAATATCATCATATGATCAATCCTTATACCAAACTTGATCCAACATTACCACGTATTTATACAATGAAATGTCCAAATGAATCATGTAAGACAAATAAAGAGGAGATTAAATCAGAAGTTATTTACATACGTTACGATGATGATCAGTTGAAATATATATATATGTGTGTAGAATGCGATACTACATGGAAAACAGATGATAGAACCTAATTTTACACAAACAAATAAATTCATAAAAATTATATAAATTTGATTGAAAATCAAAAAATTGAACTTTTTTTAAATAATTTAGAAATATAATATAATAGTATAACAGTTATGTCTGATAACGAGTATGAACCTTCTATTTCGGATTCTGATACAGATGACGATGAACGTGACAGTGTAGTCAGTGATGATGAAATTGAAAAAAAAATAAAAATGAATAGTGATAATGAAGATGATGAAATTGAAGATGATGATGATATAGAAGATATGGATGATATAGAGGAAGATATGGATGGAATACCTCCTGCTGCTGCTATTGATATTTCTCATTTTCCTGAAATAGAAAGTGATGAAGAAGATGATGATGATAATGATGATAATTATCTGAAAAAATTCGATGACCAGTTACAAGATAGAATTATTGAAAATTTTCATCCAGAATTAAAAGCTCATAATTATGAGGAGATTGAAGCCCTTTGTACAATTATTAAGGATCAACTTGGAAATATAATTGATCCTTTTCATAAAACAACACCAATTCTTTCTCGTTATGAACGAGCTCGTATTTTAGGTGAACGAGCAAAACAAATAAATGAAGGTGCACAACCATTTGTTGAAGTAGAAGATAATATGATTGATGGATATCTTATTGCAGAAAAAGAATTAGAACAAAAGAAAATTCCATTTATTATTCAACGTCCACTTCCAAGTGGAGGTTCAGAATATTGGCGTATTCGAGATTTGGAAATATTGTAATCATTCATACTGTTTTTCCTAATGACATTCAATATATATATATAATTGAAATAAATTGATAATTTTATCATTTTTTTACTATAGATTTATTATAGTAAAAAAATAAAATACGCCTTTATTAAAATGAAAAGTTTAGAAGAATCTCTTTCGCAACCTGAAGGTAAAAAAAAGGGGAGAAAACCAAAAAGGACTGCACAGAAGGAGTTAATAAATATGTATTATGAAGAAGTTGGTATTGAAAGAGATAGTAAAGAAGTTCAGTCATATTATGCTAATAAAAGTATCGTAGAAAACTATCAACATTTGTCACCCTTAGAAAAACAACGTTTTGAAAGTAAATTTACACAACCTAAAAATGTACATCAAGAACAGTATCTAAAGTTATTACAACAAAAATCTAAAAAAATTATTGTAGTGAGTGGACCTGCTGGAACTGGAAAAACACTTTTTGCAGTAGAAAATGGTGTTCGCAATTTTCTATTAGGAAAAATTGATAAACTTATTTTTACCAGACCATCAGTTTCTGTTGATGAGGATTTGGGATATTTACCTGGAACATTAGAAGAAAAAATGGCACCATGGGTACGGCCAATATATGATGTTCTCTATCAGTTTCTCACACCTAAAGATGTACAACAACAAATGGAAGATAAATTAATTGAAATAGCACCTTTGGGATATATGCGTGGTCGAACTTTCAAAAATACTTGGATTATTGCTGATGAAATGCAGAATTCGACGGTGGCACAGATGAAAATGTTATTAACCCGTCTTGGTGAAAATAGCCGGCTTATTATTACTGGAGATTTGGAACAATATGATCGTCCAGATACAATTAATGGTCTTGAAGATTTCTTACAAAAATTTAAAGGAAAACGATCATCAAGTATTTCAAATTTTGAATTTGAAAGAGCAGATATTCAAAGAGAAGAGGTTGTCAAAGAGGTTCTTGATATTTATTCTGGTGAATGCATTCCTCAGAATTATTTAGATGAAGAAGATTCATAAACCATTGGATTTCCATTTGCATAAATATGTAAAATACCTAATTGATCATCCGGATTTGAATATTTTGCCTGATTTTCATTGATTAACCCCTGTTTTTCAATATGAGTTTTTAATTGTATGTATGCATCTGTCACATTTGCAATTGTCTCTCCACTTAAATGAAGTTTTGTATTTTCTTTTGTTCCAAACTGTTTTTGATCTTCATAATCAATACCTACACCATATCTTACTTTGCTTACTATTGAATGCATCGATTTATATGTGTCATTTTTATTATCATTTTCCATCATAATAGAATTCAAACTATTATTAATACCATTTAATAATCGCAAATCATGACTTTCATTTTTCATACTAGAACTTATATGAAGAAATGCTTTTGGATCTAACCATATAAATCCATTATCTTCACCACAAGGGTCACATGCTTTTGTATCACATACCTTATCATAAATATTACTAGAATTTATATTTCCATTATCAAAAAATGATCTTCCATAATCAATGATTTTTGGAATATAAGGACAATAAAATGATATTATTGATCCATCATTCAAATGATAAATATATTGTATATATTTACCTTTTACTGGTTCATAAATCATAACATTACCTGGATGTAAATCATAATGTGTAAATTTTGTTGATACTGCAGCTAATGCTTGATAAACTATAAATAGTATGTAAATCAAATCATATTTAATAATATTAATGAAAATATTAGAAGCTATAACTTGTTCTATTGATATTCCTGAAGAAATATGCTGCATTAAAATTGCAGCATATCTTGAATCAGTACAAGCTTTTGAATAATTGATACTACTCTGTAAATTTATATATCTTAAAATATCAGGTATATCATTATCCTTCATATAATTCCAATGGTTAGGAGATTTATAAAAATAAAGACCATATGTTTCAATAAAACAAGGAAATTTACGGATGATTCGATTTATGAATTTGGTTCCTACAATATATTCATACACTAAATTGTCTGAATCTGGTTTTTGTGATGATTTTAATATGGTATTTGCTTTGTATCCATTACGTTCAAATGTAATCTGTTTAATAAATCCATTATCAGAAGGTTCTCCAATTGTAATTGCATTTCCAACTGAATAATCAAACATAATAAAATTTTTAAAATATGCATTAATTTCGGAAATTTTTCTACCAAATGCTAAACATTCTCCAGAATTTGCACAAATAAGTTGTAGAACACGGCTTGATCTATTTATAAATTGTCTAATTTTGTTTTGTGCAACCATTTTCTCTTCACTTTTTTTATATTTGCGTGTAACTTTACAGTTTGGTTGTGTCATTTTATATTTGTATGAAATTCTACAATACTTTCTTTTTGATCCATCAATGTATCTACATCTTGGTGCATTACAATCTTCTTTTGGAAATTGTTTGCATATAGAAATACACTTTTTTGGCATATATACTATTGATAGAAAAAATCATCAATATATATAGTCTATTTATCTAAAAAGTTAAAATATTAATTGATTACAATTGATTTATGATGATTCGACTGCATCATTTATAATTGTTTGTAATTCACCATTTTTTGACATTTCTTTTATATTCATACCAATTTTCTTTATGACAGTTACATTTTTAAAATCGGATATTCGTTCACAATGTGAAAAATGATGATATGACCGCATATTTGTTATATTTGGATCACCATAAATATAATAGTTCGTTTTATTGTTTATATGTGGACGAAGATCGCGGTATGTTTCATTTACATTATCAGGTTTATACCTTATTGTTTGAGGTAAAAATGCAATTACAGTTGTTACATTTAATAATGATCCAAACATAATTGCAGCATATCCTCCACATGAAGTTCCAATAAATATTATTTTTTTATACGATGATAATTCATTTTTTAAATATTCAACTGTTTCATCAATATTTGTTGAAATTTCAGATATTCCATTATGATAACAATTCATATGATCGTCTAGATAAAAATGTTTTGCAATATTAGGGAAATAATTATGTAAAGAATTGACAAATTCAAACCTTGGAATTTCATAAAAGGTTTTATCAAATCCTGCAAAAGATACTATTATAACATCTTTGTTTATTCCTTCGACTTTTTTACAACAATATTTCATATATATATAATATATATATATATGTTTTTATCATTACGATCATGTAAAAATTTTATATTGATAAATAGTTTCTTATTATTATTAGGATATCTAGAGTATTATTTTTTCACTTATTATGTATCTCAATTTTTCGGTATTTTGATTATATACACAGCTCGAAATTATGTAATAATGTATTTTATTGATAATGGAACAAAAAATAAATTACAAATTCGAAATGACCATTCGAAAATACCAGTTGAAGATTATCCATTTGAATTTCATAAAAATGTGATATCTGCTACTGCTATTGAAACTGTTACACATATGTATATGTCTGGATTTTTTGTAAACTATTCAAAAATAGACTTGATCTATTTTATACCTTTGTCATTTCTTTTTGAAATTATATTTGATTTTTTTCATTATTTTTCACATAGATTATTACATCATAAATATTTGTATAAATATTTTCATAAAAAACATCATAAATTTAATCATCCAATTTCAATAACTACATTTTATCAAGATCCTATGGATTTACTGATAACAAATTCAATACCAACTATTTTATCGGTATGGATCATTTCACCAATTTTACAAATTTCTCATTTACAATTTCATTGGATAATTGTCTATAAGAATTTTGTTGAAATAAGTGGACATTCTGGTAGAATATCCTATCCTACTTCATGTTTTCCACAATGTATATGGATACCAAAATTATTAACCATTGAATTGTATACGGAGGATCATGATCTACATCATTCTGTAAATAATTGCAATTATTCGAAAAGATTTTCGTTATGGGATAAAGTTTTTGGTACTTATACATCTGGATTGAAACATAATTTGTAAAAAAAAGTCTTCTACATAAGACTGATGCTTTATAACATTTTCATTATCCTGGAGGCTCTTAACGACAGTGCCGGTATGTAGGATATGTTGATCTAAAAATATTCCCATGCATCATTCGGTTTTTCATATCTGTAATACTCATCTTCTAGCTGTTCCTTACGTAAGAACTCGGCTTCGTAATCAATCTCGAATTCGTCATCTGAAAAGTCACATTCAAACTCATCGTCGTAGTAAATATCATCATAATTTTCATCATATTTCTTAACACCTTTCTGAAGAACAGTTAATTTATGAGGAAATACTGGTTCTTTATGAATAAATGCAGTATTTAATTTTTCTTTATAACTAATAGTGGCTACTTTATCAGGTATTGTGGTATCAATGTTACGTAGTTCAGTAAACATGTTGTTTCTGTCACGTTTTTTACCACAAGTTTGTTGAGTACCTGGAAGAGCTGGAAACAAATCTTCATATGATGATTCAATCACTTTTTTCTGTTCTTGAACAATTTGTCGTGTGATGGCAAGTTGTTCAACTCTTGCATTTTTGCAATGACCTGTAAAATGACCATATTTATTACATTTTCCACATTTGTTTTGAATAATTGTAGGACACACTACAATTCCATTCGGACCTGGTGTAGATTTAATAAAATGACTGGTATATTCGGATTTAGATTTTCCTGCGTCTTTACATACACCGCAGAATTTTTTCTCTACAATCTCTTTAGTAAAACGGTTATAGCTTGTACTTGATTTCATTGTTGTTGTTGTTGTTGTTGTTGAATCTATGTCATAGATCTATTTTAAAAAAAGTGAATCAATTTTTTTACATTTTTATTCTTTATATGATATATGCTTTTATATCATATATAAATTCACAAAAATGATACTACATGTAACATATACAAATTTCAGAAAGAACAATATAAATATATTATTTTTATCCATATAGTATAATAATGTCTGAAGAGATTTCGGAAGAAAAACTATCAGATATATCAATAGAATTAGGCGATATTATTGAAATTATTGCACCATCTAATGATCAATTACATCAATCTACCTTTTTGATAACCTATATTGATGAATCAAAAATGAAATTAGTCAATGTTGCTACTTTAGAAAAGGTGCAATTGAATGTAGATGGAGCTTTAACAGATGAATCTATTCAAGAAATCCATTTATTAAGCCGAAGTGAAGAACCTGGATATGCAAGACAAAATAATTTATTAGCAGGTACATGGATAGAAGTCCATTTTGGTGGAGAAATTTCTACTATTTTAACTGGTGAAATTAGTAGTTTAGAGGAAGATCAAATCGAAATAACAACTGTTCCTGATTTGAAAAAGATATATATTGATTTTGGTTATAAAGGAATTCCAGAGTACTTACCTATTACCCAGATAAAAATAAGGGAAAAACCACAATCATTAAAAGATATTGATATTATTGAAGAACGAGAATCACCATATCGCTCATCAAATGAACCCAGTGTAGATATATCAGATGAAGGTGAAATAATAATTAATGCAGATGAAGATGCTGAACAAGAAGAAAATATACTACATGTTTTACAAAATTTAGTTACAAAATCAAAAGGGCTTATCATTGAAGATGATATAGAAGAAGTTGTTCAATATGTAGAACTATCTGATAGCCAGAAACGGTTTGGAATTGATATCCAACTCAATAGTATATTAGATGAAATTTTATCCACTATTCCAAAAGTGAATCGTAGTCCTCAAATAATGAACAAAATTCACATTCTAATTGAAAGATATAAAGAACTTCGTGAGATGTTCTCAGTTTTTGATGAAAATGGAAATGTTCGAAAATATAAAATATATGATGAGAATCTTCATAAACCAGTTATAGATAATTTAACAAAAATGGATCGAAATCTTAAATGGATAATGCCAGTATCATCTATCAGAAAAAAGATTTATACTATTGGTGAAGAAACTCCTGAGGATAATGATTTTTCCGATATTTCTATTCAATCTTTTGATGCCGCATTACAATTTGAAGAGCAAGTAAAATCGGATACTTATTATAATAATGCATCAGATAATGGTCAAATCAAATTGTATAACATGTATAAACAATTAACAGATTTAATGACACCATTTGAGAACCCTATAGAAGATCCTACTATACAAACAGCGATAGCTGTAAGAACAAATATCGAATCCATTGTTGATAATTTGGATGATTTTTATAGTACTATTTCAAAAACAGGTTCTCTTTTAAAACGTAGATTTGTTCTTCAAAAATATCAATTAGGAATGAATAAATTGGAACAACGTCATGATCAGATTGTTCGTACGCAATTCACACAATCAGACAAAATATCTATAAAATCATTTATTACTCTACCTATGCCAATTGTACAATATTCTCGAATTGATCTTCCTGGAACTATGTTGATAGACCGTGTTCATTATCATCAATCCTATTTCACTATTTTTAGATTATTAAAGAAAAATGTAGATGTTTTACCATATGTCATCAAAGATCTAACAAAAGAATTGGATTATGAACAAATAGAAGAGGAAACTAAACAACAATTTTTATCACAAATCACAGAATATTCTCTTGATCCATCTCTTTTACAAAGAGAAAGTCCAGAAAATTTCGACAAATTTTTGCAAACCATCATACCAAAAACTCAGATTCTAATTCGACTTCTCCGAAAATATATAAAATATAAATTGTCATTTGTATCGGTTGTTCAACAATTAGAACCTTTTTCAATATATTCTTCTGATATTACATTTAAACAATATAGTGAGATACGTAAATTTATTTCCCAACAAATAGAACAATTAAAAGGAGAACTTGATGAAAAACGTAAACAATTTTCTTTTTTGACAAATGCAAGTTTTGATGCAGATATTAAATTAACACCTATGATAAGAATACTCAAGGAAGATACCAATCTTATAGAGAACTTTATAGTAGGATATAAATTCCCTGAAATCGAAATTTTACAAAAGAGTTATTCTTCTCATGAGATTTTAGAGAAAATTATCACATTTGATCAAGGTGTTCTTTTTTCAAAACTATTATCATCTATGATGTCCCCTTTAATGACACCTGATAGTTTATTAATGGAACCTACTATTGATGATATGACAGATTCGCAAAAAGGTATAAATGATAACTGTCAAAGACGTGTTATAACTAAAAAATATTCTTCTGTATCGGATTTACAAAAGGATAATGAAAAAGACGAAATTTTTTATGATAAAGAATATGACTTTACACCATACCATATTTTAGAAAAATATAAGAAAGAACAGAAGGATAAATTGGTTGAAGATTTCACTGGATTTTTAGCAGAGAATTTAGTTCAAAAACATGATTGTCCTAGAGATAGATCACTTGAATTAGCAAAACAATTAATAGAAGGGAAAAAAATAGTTAAAAATGGTGAATATGCCATTTTAGAAATACGTCCCAAACTTATGGTTGATGAATCTACTTTGAGTGAAAAAGAAAAGGAAGAACTGGAAAAAGAATCTGAAATTCGATCTAAAAAACAGTTTTATATTAGAAAAAAAGGACATTGGATACATGAACCAAATATGAATGAAGAAGAGTTTATGCCAACAGAAGATATTTTATGCCAAATGGATGCCAAATGTTATTATCCAAATGAACGCAATAAAATAGGGGATAGTTGTGAGAGTACAGATGCTGCTGCAATACGTATGCGTGAAATTGCTAAAAAAAGGGCTGTTTCAGAATTTGATAGAAGATATGACAAGTCATTTGAAGATAGCAAGGTGAATTTAGAAGATATGATTGTTCAGCAAATACGATATATTTATCGGTTATCTAGATTGAATCAAGTTAAATCAGAGAAAGCTAATAATTATTCATATGAATTAGGATTATTAGTAAATAATACAGAAGAAACTATTACATCTCCTTATTTACGTTTGCGTGATCTTATTATAGGTCAAAATGATTTCAAAAAGAAGCAGTATGACATTATGCGTTTTTACCACCAATTCTGTAGAGAACCACTTGAACAAACAGATAAAAATATGTATTGGAAATATTGTAAAGAAACAAATACTCCTCTTTTACCAAGTTTTTTATATGAATTATCTGAATGTTTTATTTCCGGTGGAAATTATGAATATAAATTAGCTGAGATATCTCATTCTTATGGTGTAAAAAGTGATTCTGGTGATTCTCATGTTGATAAACATAGTGGAATGGTTATATGTCCAATTGCCTTTTCTGATGAAGAAGGATTTAATTCTATTGGTTTAAAAATATCAACTCATGCTTTTTTGGAAAAAGATCAATCTGAAAAAGTTCTTGAAACACTTCTATCAAAAGTTTCTATTACTGATCAATCAAATACACGTATTTGTGAAAGCGAAGAAGCACAACAAATTTGCAATATTTTAGAAGGGATTCAACGTAATCTGGCAATAAATATTGATACTATGAAGGATTTTATTGTGAGAATTTCATTTGCCATTTCAAAAAAGATTATTAAACCTGAAATAGAATATAATAAATTTGCACAAGAAATTCGAGAGAAAAAGGGAATTAAGGTTTTATCTTATGAAAAAAGGCGAGAACAATTATTGATATTTATTACAACTGCTTCTCTTTTTATTGCAATTCAAACTGCAATTCCATCTGTATTTACTAATAAAACTATGCCTGGGTGTGTTCGATCATTTACTGGGTATCCACTTACTGGTGAGGAAGATACTACTGGTCTTAAATACATGGCATGTGTTATTGATAAAATGAAATCAGGATGGGATTCTATCAAAAAAATGAATATGACAATTATTTATGACGAACTAAAAAAGTTAATTGATACTTCAATTTTAAAACATCCAGAAGTAGATGAGAAATATTTATTGAAACGTGAATATTTAGAACAAACCCCAGATCAAGAAATTCCTGAAGAACATACTCTTGAAAAATGGACTAATTTTTACCCACCCCTTTTTGATACGACTTGTATTAAATCACTTCATACAATTGCAAGTGGATTTAAAGATGAATATATTGCATTAATGCGTAAAGGTAATCATGAACAACAAACTGATTTTCTTGTTTTAAAAACGAAAATAGAACAATATAGTTATGCAATTATAGAAGCCATTCAAAAAATCGTGAAAACAAAGGAAGGTGTATTGAGAACTATAACTAATAATAAACACTTTTTACAAAATACATGTTGTAATGAAATAGATAAACCTTATCAACCTATATTGTATTTTATTGAAGAAGATGATACAATTCGACAATATATGAAAATAGTGAGAACATTAGGGAAATTAGTTAATTATTCTATTGAAATAGGAAAACCAGCAATTCTTTATGACAAGTCTAAATCAGGATTAAAATATACTATGATTGATTCATTATCTAAGACTGCTGTTTTTGAAGAAAATATTTATGCTGCTTTTATTCATTATTGTGGTCTAGATGACAATAAACAAATACCTACTTTATTCCATAATTTTTTCACTGAAGTTCCAACTGGATGGAATAAGAATTGGTCTTTGATAGAAAAAATGGGATTTTTAAAAAGTTTGGATAAGAGGTTCTCAAAAGAACAATTAGATGTCTTGATGAAACAAATTGCAAATAAAAACCGCATAGAATTGCATAAAACAAAGAAGTATAATGCAGTTGAAATGATGAAAAATATGATCGAATATTTTGATAATAATGATTCGAGTATTATGGAAGGACCTCTTCGAAAACATTTGCTTGCAGTATTAGAAATACATGATGCAAATAAATTAATTACATTTTTATCAGATAATGATGGAAAAGCAGGTGATAACCGAATTGAAAAAGCAAAAGTTCTTAAAGATTATCTTAATAGAGTCAATGAAAAAATCTTAAAACCTGAAATAATTGCCTTTTTAAAATCTCATGGAAAACTTGAAAAACGAGCATTTGATAAATTATCAAATTTTATTCATACTATTGTCAAAAAATGGAATTTTGAGAACCAACTATCATCCATTTCAACCTTTATTAAAAATGCCATTGAAAATATTACAGTTATTTTTCCAAATATGATTGTAAATAACATACAAAATAATCGCATTCATAAATATTGGGGTCTATCAGAAAATGATGAACGTGCTCTCTATAATTTTAATCGGCAATATCATCAACCATTGCAAATGTTTTCTGGTGATCGTATTCTACAAAGATTATTTCAGACAATTGAATCAAAGTTTACTGATTTGCGACTATTTTTCAATACATTACCATTATATTCTCCTATTAAGAAAGATGGACGTGAATATTTTGCTATCTTCGATAAAGATATGATATTCTTTCTATTGGAATATGTTTTTCTTTCGATTTTACATGAGTATATTCATGCTAGTCAATCGGATGAATTATTATTAGTTGATCGTATTGAAACTAAAATGGAACGCAGAGCAGCACTAAAAGAAAAAGATGATATTTCTATTCAATTTGCTAGTGATTTAGAAGAAGTCGATGAATCTACTGAAGATTTATACAATAATTTATCCGAAATACAAATTGAAATGGGAAATAAAGAGGAGTTGAAAGAACGTGTTGCATCATTGATCATTGCCTTTTTGAAAATTACAGAAGACAATAAAGACGATATTGATATATCATATGAAATGATTGCTGCATCTATCCGTAAGAAAAAAGATGCTGAGAAAAACCGTATTACTGAGAAATTGAAATTGATAAGTATTGATGAACGTAAAATAGAGGATCAAAAGAAGAAATATAAAATGGGTGAATGGAATGTTGGAATGCAAAAAGGATTATTTATTTATGATAAAGCCACAAGTGATCGTGAACGTAGAGAACATGAATTAGAAGAACAATTAGAAATAGCTAAATATGGTATTAGATCTGATGATTTTGATATGATATATAATGCAGAATCAGATGAACAACCATTAGCTGATCGCAATTTAGATGAAGAAGAAGATGATGAATTGGAAGAAATAGATGCTTTAGAAAATCAAGATGGTGGAATCGATATCTCTCAATTAAGATCTAATTGGAATGATGGTGGATATTATTCTGAAGATGGCTCAGATGATGAATTTGGAGATAATGAATATTAATGTAAATTATTTTACTTGAATAATATAGATGTATCTTTCAAAACAATGGATTAAAATGAACAAAGTAAGTTTTGCCATTATACTTTTTTTAATGATTTTTTCCATTTTTCATTATATGAAACCAGCTTTTGCATATAATACTAGTGGAGGATTTAGACCTTTTGGTGTAGGTTACAAACACAAAACAGTAATTCCTATATGGATCATTGCTATTATTTTAGCCATTTTTTCTTATTTAGCTGTTTTAGCAATATAAATAGTAGTAAAAAAAAAGAAAATATTAACCACTATAGTAATATAGTGGTTAATCAATTATGCATTCTTCACATCTTATCGAAAATGGGGCACATCAGTATATGAATAATTTACTACATCAATGTCATGATAATCGTGTAAACATTTATTTATATTTTTTAAACATTAGTATTTTTCTCATTTTTACTCTAGTTGTTTGTGGTATCCTATATTATTGTTATTCATATAAAAGAAATCCATTAGAAGAACAACTTATGCTTAAAAAGGAACAAGACTATATTTTATCAAAAATCCGATTTTATAAAGATCATCAACGAACAATCAATAGCAAAGTAGGTTTAACAGGATTACCTACCCTTGATCCTAGAGATGCTTTATAATATTCTTTCACAAATATCTATCATTTCAGATGTCATTTTTAATTTACATTGAATATCATCTGGAGAATGATCAGTAGTATTACCACCCTTTCTCTGCAATGCAATATATGGTGATAAATGCAAACAAGTTCCATTTGGTCTAGTACTAATATGTATTTTCAATGATTCAAACATAAATTGTAATAGTTTATCACTTGAAATCATATATAATTGAATGTCTGTAAATAGATTATCTGTTTTCATAAAACACCAATATTCATTCTTTTCAGATTCTTCTCCAATAAGAGTTTTTGTAATAAATGAGTGAATATCCCCTATATTTTCTTCACATAGTTTCATAAATGATATTTTATCTGATTCTATCATTGATGTTGTTGTTTTTGTAGGTCTACTACATGTAAGCAATTTTAAATTTTCTTGTATTTGTACATTATCAAATGTTTTATGAATAGCTCGTCTATCAAAAGAATCTCCTCTACCACCAAAATGTTCGAATTTTTTATTTTGTACACATGCCCTTGTATTATCTTCAAATTGTATAATTGTATCATATTTTTTCCCATGAATTTTATCTATTTGAAGTATATTCTTTTTGAAATAGATTTCTAAACTTTTTCTAATACTATCATCTTTTCTGAAAATTTCTTCTGCTTTAAATCCAGATCTAGCTGTCTGTGCATTTTTACTAATATTTACTTGTGGTTTTATTGACTCCATTCGAATTAATATACAACATAATTTATAAACATTATAATAAATCAATTTTATTATTTTCACTATATATATATTTATCAAAATAGATAAATATATAGAACTTTCGCACTATACGCTCCGAACAGGAGTCGAACCTGCGGCCTTTCGGTTAACAGCCGAATGCTCTAACCAACTGAGCTATCGGAGCAAAATACTCGAAAATGTTTACTTATCTGGTTCATCGAAGTGAAAATAGTATTGCATTCTGAGGGGTTCGAACCCTCGCGGACAGTAGTCCAACAGATCTTAAGTCTGTCGCCTTAGACCACTCGGCCAAGAATGCTCGATTACCAAAAATAAAGTATACAAACAAGAATATTTGACATAAAAATGTCAAAGGTCCTACCCGGATTCGAACCGGGGTTACCAGATTCAAAGTCTGGTGTGCTTACCACTACACTATAGGACCACTAATAAAGGATTAACCTTTTTACACCTTTTTATATTCTAAATAGGTAAATGTTTGATATGGACAAAATGAGGCTCGAACTCATGACCTTTGGCTCATAAGACCAATGCTCTGACCAACTGAGCTATATGTCCTATATAATTATTATAATATGAATGCTTTATATTGGTTTTTTTTATATATATATTAATAATAGAACATATATATGGAAAGTCCATTTTATCCAAATAATAATAATGATGAACAATCAATAGTTACAGTTTATTTAGAACCAATTTTAGATTCTTATTCAAAAACTTATATAAATGTGATTACGTTCTCATCTATTCCAACTGGACCTCTCAAAGAAATGGTAAAAATATTCTCTCTTCCAAAACTATCTCCTTTTATAGATGTTACTTCAAATATAAAAAATGACATAGGATATGGTTGTACATATATTCTACTTAAATATCCAAAATATGGAGTGGGATCTATTGTAAAAGATACAAATAACTATATGATGGCAGATGATATTCCTGCATTTTTCTCATATTTGACTAATCATGGATATATTATAAAAACAGATTTAACAAAAATGATGAATCATTCACAAGCTCAAATAAGTGGTCCATCAGAAAAAATGTTCTCTGGTAATAGGAAAATGATTTGTATTATTCAATATTCACCAATATAATGACCTCATTTTTATATATAGAAATATATATACAAATATATAAATGGATCAAGCGAAAGAACAAACAAATAACCTTTTTGAAATATCTAGAAAAAAAATGGAAGAACAAAAAGAAGAATCCAAAAGAGATATGGAAATTATGGAAGATAGAATGATAATTACTAGATCCCATTCATTTTTAGAAGAACAACGTAGATCAGTCATGGAAAATGAAAATACAGCACAAGAACAATTCCTTGATTTTTTAGAAACACTTTCTCCTGAAATCACCGAAATCCGAATGAGAGAACCTCTTTCTGGTGAGATTGATTTATCCATTTTGAAAGAGTGTAATTTTAATATTATTGATACTATTGTTTTTCAAAAAGGAAAAATAACACATATTCGCAATATTCCTTTGGGAATTAAATATTTTCATTGTTCAGAGAATTTATTAATAGAACTTAGAGAACTACCTGATACATTAATAGATCTAGATATACATAATAACTATTTGAAACATATAAATCTTGATACATTAAAAAATCTCAAATCTATTAATATCTCAAATAACCAAATATCCAGACTTCATGATCTTCCAGCATCACTTGAAACAATTATTTGTGATAATAATCATTTGTCGATATTAGATTTAAAAGGACTTGATCATTTAAAAAAATTGCATTGTTCAAATAATCGTATGATACGTATTGAGAACTTTCCACAAGACACAATTCAAGATTTTGATATGGAAAATAATCCTCTAACAACGATTCAAACAATGGATTCAAATAAGAATGAAAGAGAAAAAGAAGAAATACATGCTGATGTTCAAGAATCTTTAGAAACCTATTTTGAATTAAAACAACAATATGAGAAGGCAGCCTATAAAATGAAAAAAGAAACATATGATCGAGCACCATCAAAAAAGGCAGCAAGAGAACTATTAAAACAAGTAAAACCAAAATGTGTGAACTGTAAAAGATCAGTAGGATCTATTTTTATAACAGAGAAAAGAACATATATTGCAAAATGTGGTGATAAGAAAGCTCCTTGTAATTTAAATTTAAATATACAGGCAGGTGCATATATAAATTTAATAGATTTTATTCAGACATTTCAGACTTATGTAGATGATGTAAAAGATGATATTATTAAACAAAAATTAGATACGCTTTTTAATTATATAAGCGAAAGTCGTTCAGTACAATTATTTAAAGAAAACTTTGATGATTATACTGAATTTTCAGGATATTTGAAAGATTTATTAGATACATATAATGAAGTTTATATAAATGAAGAACGTGAATTAAAAATGGCAAAAAAAATGGGTGATATATTTAAAATAAAAGAAAGATTAAATGAGCTTTTTCAAAAATATAAGGAAACAGATCATTTGAATATATTACAAGATGCCATGAAAGTATATATGGATCAATTAAAACCAGAAATGAATAATTTATATTTATTGAAATATCCATTTTGTGAAGTTGTTATTGATAAATCTGAGTATCGTTTAATACAACACACAATACCATTTAATAAACGTCATATAGAAGTAGGTGCAGATTTACCAAAAGTCCATCATTTTTCTAAGAATTAGATTTTTAGCATTTATATTGTTTAATTCCATCCCATTGTATTCCATGCATATTTGACCAATGTTGCATTTTACAATAAGTATCTCCATCTGAAGACCAACCTATATCATTAAAATTTATATATGTTGGATCTGATGGATCTAATCCATCTGGGATATCCATTTTTGTATAACCTCTCTTTTCAGAAGGTATTCCTTTGTACATCATTCCATTATATTTCATTTCTGGTAAAAAACTATAACCCTTTGTTAATTTTGAATCAGAAAAAGTATTATAATAATAAATGGGATTTGATTCTAAATTTCCTATATTTTTACCAGAAGTAGGAATAATACAATTACCTGAAGAATCTATTTTCCAAAAATCAGGACAATTTGAAATGACCGGTGTATATGTAGTATCTTTTTCACGTAGTTTTATATATAAATAAATGAATAATCCACTAAATACAATAGTTGCAATAACAATAGTTAGTATATGAAATGTCTTCATATATATTTCATATACTTTATTTTCAGCATTTAGCATTGCTATTAGTAACACCATCCCATTGGATATTATTTGCAGTTGACCATGTTTTTTGATCGCAAACACTTTTTAGGATATTTGTATTAATTTTTAATGTAGATGGCACATACTTATTTGAATTAGGTACTTGTGTTGCAGTAGCACCTGTTTTAAATATACCATCATTGTAATAAAAATTTATATATCCAGGTGAATTACGACTGTATGTTTTATCAATAATATATTCCTTAGGAATATTTTTCATATTTGAAGTACAATTCCCAGATCCATCTGAACTCCAATTATCAGGACATGAATTAGCATAAGATGGAAAATCATTTGTTGTTCCCTTTTTCATTAGTAAACCTAAACATGTTAATATTACTATTAATAAAATAATAGCTATAATTAAAACAATAGAATAAAAAGTCATATATAATACTATTTTATTTTTTCACTAAAGATGTTCTTATTATTTAGGTAGTTTTTATAGTTTTATTTCTATTCTATATATAAATGCAAGTAAATGAACAAAATAACATATTAGATATGCAAAAATATAATGGTCGAGTAAATATTATATCACAGCCTGATCCAAAAGCTGCTTTTAATATGCAAGAACGAATTTCTATACGCAATAAAGCAACTAATTATTCATCGGCTTTATCTGGTAATGATTGGGAAGAAAATGTTATATCGACAACATTTTTCTCAGCACAAAACATTCAAATCATACAAAATGGATTACGAGCTGGTGTTTATAAAATGTCCAAAAATGAGATTGTTATTCCACCGCAAAATATAGATCAACTTAAAATTATTATGCGTAGTACCTATTTACAATATGCTGAACATTCACCTGTAAATATTAGAGAACAAATCGAACAACTAAATAAAATTGTTTTAGATTATGTTATTCCTACTGTCTATAATGAAGCTATAGGATATCTAAAATATATGCAAGATCAAAGTTCTCTTGTATTACCTATGGATCTTCCATTACATCATGATCGCGAATATAAACAATTAGAATTAAAATCTTGGTTTTAACTATTTAGATGAACGAATAAATGATATATTTTGATGTAATTATATAATATCATCGTATTATATAATGACTATTATTAACAAAGAAAAAAAAGGAGATATTACAATATATACCGTAAAAAAAAATTTCGATGATGCAAAAATGTTAACATTGATGTCAAAATATGTCAAACCATCCATGATCGATATTATTTTAAAAGAAGATAGTGATGTATATACTGAAGAAGGAGCACTTCTATTAAAATTTCGTAAGAATGTTCTCCCTAAAGAAGATATTGATATCTTTTATGAAAATATTTATTCGTTTGCTAGTTTAATTACACATAATCGTGGAAGTGCTGGTGGATCTAAAACAAAAACGATTTTTGAAAATAAACCAACACAAAGTAATATTTTCGGATTTTTTGATTCATGGACACCTACACATAAAATAAGATTTGGAAAATTAGGAATAAAACCTCTTGAAGTGAGAGAATGTAGATTTAATCAAGATTGGCCGGAAAAATACAAGGAAACAATACCTTTAATACAAGAAATCGATCATCTTTACGAAAAACTAACTCCAGAATATTATGCAAAACAAAAACGTAAAGCAAATCAAACACCTTTTAAGATTGATAATACAGCCTTCACAACTGTAACAACAAATATGAATTTTAGAACAGCTATTCACACTGATAAAGGTGATGACCCAGATGGATTTGGTAATTTAGCAGTAATTGAAAGAGGATCTTATACTGGAGGTGAAACTTGTTTTCCACAATATGGAGTAGGTGCTGATTTGAGAACAGGTGATATTCTTTTTATGGATGTTCATCAACCTCATGGAAATTTGTCAATGCAAATGGAAGGGAAAGATGCTGTCCGACTTTCAATTGTATGCTATTTGAGAACACGAATTTGGGAGAGAACAAAGGGAAAAACAAAGAAATTCATGAAGAAACATAATATGACTATAAAAAAAATATTTAATAAATTATAAATTATGTGACATTTTATATACTAGCTAGCTATACTATCTATTTCTTCTTTAATACTTTCTTGGATCCACTATTTTTAATTGCACTTCCAGATTGAATCTTCTCTCTTTTTATCTTATAGGAATTATATTCTTTCTCTAAGATATTCAATTCATTTATCCAGATTGATTCAATTGAAGTCTTTTCCAATTCTGAAATAGCCAATGAAGTATTCTCCGTATCTTTCATAATATGTGCAACATTTTCTTCTGTGACAGAATCCATCGGCATTTTAACCAGATATTTATATTCACCTTCCATACGATCATACATCAGTTCTTCTAATAGTTGGATTACCTCATCTGATTTCTTTTTTCTTAAATCAATAGTACCTACTAATGTATCTTGTATATAACGAGACTTGTTTGACAACCTTTTTAAAACCTTGTTCATCTCTACAAGTTGGGCAGCTTTACGGGTTTCATAAGCTTTCAATCGAATACTAAAGAATGCTTCGATAATCTCTTCAACTGATTCGTACTTATGCAACTTTCTGTCTGCATCAAACATATGCATATTAGTTGTTGATACAGATGTAGACAATTTCAACATTTTTTCAATTCCATTGATATCTCCATTTGAAATACCTTC